AGGTAACGTTACTAATTACTCAAGCCCTAAACAAGTAGGTGCTTTAACCACTTGGAAAACTATAGCTGGTGGTCGTTATCACACTGTTGCACTTAAAACAGATGGGTCACTTTGGTCATGGGGTAATAGCAACGGTGGTCAATTAGGCTTAGGTAACACTACTTATTACTCAAGCCCTAAACAAGTAGGTGCTTTAACCACTTGGTTAAATATAGCTGGTGGTCTTTATCACACTGTTGCAATAGGATAAATATGAAAAAACAATTACATTTTCTTTCAGGTATCCCTCGCTCAGGGTCAACTGTTCTTGCGGCAATCCTTAACCAAAACCCGATAACCCACGTTTCGACAACATCGGGGTTGGTTCACGCCCTTGATGGGCTTGCCAACACATGGTATTCCACAGGGTTATTAAACGAAAACGACCCTGAAAGAACTAAACTTGCTCGTACAATGGGTGGCGTAGTTGATGCCTTTTACGAAGATACAGACAAGCCTGTCGTATTTGATAAAGGTCGCGGGTGGACTATCCCCACTATTATGGTGGCAATGTCGCAAGTGCTTGAACACACACCTAAGATTATCGCAACGGTACGCAGTGTACCTGATTGCATGGCATCGTTTGTTCGTGTAGCTAAACCTGAAAACCTTGATGAATTCATGGCAACAGGTCAATTAGCCGACCATTTAAAAGCAGCCTATATTTCATTGCAAGCAGGGTTTGAGTTTGCACCTGAATGTTTCCTATTTGTCGAATATGAAGACTTGATAGCTAACCCAAAAGAACAGTTAGAGCGCATTCACGAATTTCTTGAGCTACCTGATTTCAACTATGATTTTTTCAATATCGATGGCAGCACTGTAAGTGAAGACGATGAAAATCTACACGGTTATGCGGGGATGCACGATGTTAAACCTAAACTCGAACGTCAACACAGTGATAACGCAAAAGAGTTGCTGGGTTCACATTATTTGTCATTCTGTCAGCCTGAATTTTGGCTTGAAACCCCTAGAACCATTCCTGAATTACACGATTTAGATATGCAACTTGCCGCATCAACCACAGGTAATTTTACGGAAGGTTGGGAATTAGCACAGAAAATTGAAGCAGAAGAACCAAGCAACCATCGTGCTGCCTATAATCGTGGATGGTATTTGCTCAGACAAGGGCAGATACAAAAAGGCTATCAGTTAATGGACAGGGGACGAATTGCAGGTGTGTTTGGTAACAAGCGACCTGATGTTCCTACACCACAATGGGATGGCAAAAGTAAAGGAATTGTCCTTCTGAATCTTGAGGGTGGCTTAGGCGACCAAATTCATCAAGTGCGTTACGCTAAATATATTGCGGCTAAAGGCTGTAAAGTCATCGTTGCTTGTACTGGGTCACTTGCATCATTATTCATCGATGTTGAAGGTGTGTCGTCTGTAATCCAACATGAAGCGGCATTTGGTATCTACCATGACTTTTGGGTTGCAGGGATGTCAGCTATTGTGCCACTAGGATTTGAATTAGCAGATATTTCTGGTACACCTTATCTCAGCAAACCAACAGCAATCAAAGGTCGCAAGAAACGCATTGGCTTACGCTGGCAGGGTTCTACACAATTTGAACATGAACACCATAAGGCTTTCCCTTACGATTTAATGTTTGACGCTGTTAATAGTGATGAATACGAGTTCGTTAGCTTACAACGTGATGAAGGTGCAGAAGAAGCTCCTCACTGGGTTAAGCGTGTGTCGTTAGATTCTTGGGAAGATACTCGTAATGCGGTAGCGTCCTGCGACCTTGTAATCAGTTCATGCACAAGTGTGAGCCATTTATCAGCGTCTATGGGAATTGACACTTGGGTTATAACGCCTGTTATGCCTTATTTTCTTTACGCGCTTGATGGCGATACGACACCTTACTACGACAGCATGACGTTATTTAGACAAGACGTTTTCGGTGAATGGGATGCGCCATTTAATGCGATTAAAAACAGATTAACCTCACAATAAAGGAAACTACGATGGCAATGCACGTTAAATTAGATGAAAACAACAACGTCCTACAAGTATGGGACACACCACCACCCGCTGCTGAATCAGGCTGGCATGATGCTATTGAAGTGCGCCCACCAGTATTACCACATCGTCAAGGTTACACACAGCACTATTACGACACTACTAAGCGACCTATTGAAATCATCTGGGACACTTACGAAATCTCAGTTGAAGACCGTAAGTCAGGCATGGTGTCCCAAGAGAAATCAAAGTTTCAACAAGTTGCTCAGGCGCAAGCCAACAACGCTGAACTGTACAACCCGATATTTGTCGAAGATGCTAAAGCAGCAATGTTGCTAAAAACGGCAACAATTGAAGCAGCCACAACCCACGACGGGCTAGACGCGCTACTATGAAAATCCTTGTGATGGGGCTTGCGGGAAGTGGAAAAACAACGCTTGCCAAAGCTCTAGCGCATAGGTTGAGTGCTGTGCATTTTAACGCTGATGATATTCGCGAGAACATCAATAAAGATTTAGGGTTCAGTGTTGAAGACAGGCTAGAGCAAGCAAGACGCATGGGGCATCTGTGTGATGTTGTTGTTCAAGCAGGGCATGATGTGATTGCTGATTTTATATGCCCAACAGATGAAACACGAAAAGCGTTTGGGTCAGCATTTATAGTTTGGATTGATAGAATAAAAGAAAGTCGGTTTGCAGACACCAACCGCGTATTTGTACCACCTCAGAATGCCGACGTTATAATCCCAAAAGGGCTTACGTTGCACGATGAGCTTACCTTGATTTTAAACATATTAGGAAACCACCATGTCAATATTTGACCAAATTGTACACGCAGTAAAAGACGTAGCAGAAGTAGCAATTGAAACAGCCGTGCCTATTCTGCCGCATGACGTAGTAGAAGAGGTGGTAGATGCCTTAGTTGACGGGGCTGTTGAGTTAGTACATTAGTTAGAATTAAAAATAAACCCGTATAATTATTTATACGGGTTTATATATGTGATAAATCAATCTACACGAGGTAACACGTCACCTTGTTTCCTATACTGGTCTAAAAACATTCGCCAATCACCTAAAAACACATTTTGTGCTTGTATCAAAGATAACTTACCTTTACACAAATCTCTATGCACACCACTTTCAACAATATCCTTGTCCCCAGCATTAAATGTTCCGAATCTAGGTTCAGCCCATAAGTTACGTTCATCTGTGGGATGTCCACCGATAGATAATGGCACAAAGTGGTCTAACTCATAAATAGACCTATCTTTAATAGTGTATTTATTGTCTTGCAATTGTTTAAGTTTTATTCTATTAGTATAATTACTAGTAGGTCTAATCTTAGCAGAATACCCTGAAACACATACCGTTGAATTGACATTATTTTGTGTCACATTAGGATTTAGTAGACCTGTCGTTTTAACTCTATCTAACAACCCTGAATTTCCTTCTGCGTATTGCGAAAAGATTAACAACATAACTGTTAATTTCTTAATCATTACACTTCTCCTGTTTTCATAATTTGCGATAGTTGTTTTGCTCTACCGTGTGTTTGACGCGCCCACTTTGAATTAAGCATTTCCACAGATGCCATTGTAGTTTTACCCAATTTAATATAACCCATAGTCTTATTGAAATCACTTAGTCCCCCCAAACCTAAATTGTACCCCATATCCAAAAGCACCATTGCTCTAGGATTAGACAGCCCGTTAAACCACGCATACTTCGCTTCTAATCCGTCTTTAACTTGAACACATACCTTTGTAACAAGGTGTCGTGCTGAAGCCTCAGAGATGCCGTTATTCTTTAAATTTGATAATTCTTTTTTAGTTAATTGTAATGGGTTATGTGTTAATGAATAACCATAACCAACTGAATATCCGTTCGCGTCTTTATATACTTTATTTGAAAAACCTTCATGTGCAATTGTACTATCCATACACATTGATAACAAAACTGAAGTAATCATATTAGATGACCTTATTGTGTCGAAGTTCTACAATAGAACTAAAATTAAACTCACCCAAAACGATGCTGCCACACCGTCAAAGATATGACTAATAAAACAAGGTTTCTTCTTTAATCCAAATTCAGCATATAAATCTTTGTAGGTATATTGTTGCATAGTGATTCTCTTTATTAAGGAAGGTGTAGTTTAGCAGAGCTTTCTTAAAATTGTCTTAATTTAGGTCTATATAATTTTAACGCCTATGTCTTTTAAAATTTTGTAACATTCGTCTATGTACCATGTCAAATCTAAGTCAATGGGTATGTCACGACTTAATTTCATCAACGGTCTACATCTATCGCTGGTAGGTACAACATTACCTGATTTAGCGTAACGTAAACCTGTAGATGTACTTGTACTGTGATAGAAACGAACAGTCTTACCAAGATACTCGACATCTTTAATTGCGCCACCTGTAACATTTCTGATAGTTAGAAACTTACGAACATCTTTACAGTTCATCACATGGTTCTCGATAGTATCTTTACCTAATAGATATTGTGATACAGCATCAGTGCAAACCATATTTTGAGGATTCTTACTTAGTGTTTCTTCTCCATAAGCTCCTTTTCTTTTTATCTTATTATCAGTCTTACAGGCTAAGTAGTTGTTGACATCTCGACTGTGCGTAGATTTATAGTAAGCATACTCCATATCAAAACCTGTTTGTTTCTCCCATTCAGAAATAATACGTTTCACATCTGCTTCATTACTACGTTTAAACTTGATTGTTTCGCCGTCCGTGTTAATCGACGTAATTAAATAACCTGCTTTAGCTATTTGTTCAGATAACATCAATAATGAAAGTTGTCCTGTCACCGTTACTTGAATAAGAAGTTTTGGTGCAAACAATACCGAATACTGTGAGCCGAATTTACCGAAGCTACCGTTCAGCAATAATTTATACATTGCATCGGTTGCTTTATCTCCATTTTTCTTAGCTCTAACTCGTTTTTCTTTCGCTCCTTTATAAACTTTTAAAAATGTGTCACCTAGAATTTCTGGTGCAAGTTTTTGGTTGATGATAATGCTCGGATAATAGGAAATTACGTCAGCGTCCATAATCATATATTCATCATCTTCATAATGACTAATATTTTCTTCACTACTGTGTAAACCACCAATACCACATCTAATTGTAGCACCTCCTAACGTAACTGTTAATCCTTCTAAGCAACCAGCATTGATAGTTCCGTTTTCAATATAAAACTTTTCAGTTCTAATATTATCTAAAATAGAATTTAATTCATCGTTTTCAAATTTAATGAAATCAGGAATATCATACATTACATGGTCAATATCAATATCTTTATTTGGATACAACTTTCTGCCAGATAACTGTTCAACCTCAGCCTTGATAATTAACTCAGCACACTGTGGGTCGCTTTTAGAGCGTGCGTCAACGCTGTATTGTGTAGTTACATCTTTACGCAAATCAATTTGTGGAATCAACTTATTGTACAAATACGCAGTTGTTTCAACATCATTCACACAGTATCGACGCACAATATCAATTTGGTCTTGATTCAAGTTAATGCCCGGTTTGAACGGTAAATCCTGCAAGTTAGGACAGTGCATTCTTGCACCATATAACTTTAATGAACCTTTTAATGGTGCAATCTCAATCAAATCAATGTGGTCACATTCAATCTGCTTTGCTTTAAACTGTTTCACAATTTGATAAGGTCGCAATCCGTTTTCATCGTTAATCAACATCTCAGTGGCTGACCATAAATCAGATAACGAATTACCATTTAACGCGATTGCGAGCAAAGGTAAATCGAACTTAATACCGTTAAAACTAATCAGCGTGTGATTGTTTATGAACCATCTAACACCATCAGCATCAAGCGGTTGTTGTTCTGTCTTTTCAAAATACCAGCATTTACCTGTACGAAAACCTAAGAACATAATTAGAAAGTAGTTACCATAAATTTCGATATCAAAGATAATTTCTTCATCAAAAGGCGTGTTCAAATTTTCAAAGAACTTATATTTATAATTCTGTGATTCAACCAAGTTAGGTAGATAGTCGTCAGCCTCCCATGTACGCTCAGGAATAATCTTAGTTTTAGGCTTTCTAGGCTTGATTTCTGTTTCTGTGCCAAATAGGTTGAATTGAAACTTAACGTCCGTCTGAACGCCAAAGAACCTGTCTATCTTAGAGTGTGACGATACATCGAAACTATCCTTGATTAGCATATAATTATCTTGTGTAATCTTACCACTTGTGATGTCTAACATTGAATCTGTCAATATATTATTTAGCTCATCTACCGATATATCTGCGTATAACGCAAGGTCAAAACTACTTATATATTTAGCCATTACTTTTTCCAAGACAATAAAAAACCTAGTTATCTTAACAACAACTAGGTTCGATGTAAAGTAAATTTAATTTGTTTGTTTTTGCAATAACCACAACATGATAGAACCAATTGCAGCGAGTAGTGTTGTACTTGCTCCATATACCACCTTTTCTAATGTACCTATTTTATGTTCGGTAGTTTCATTTTTTACCAATTGAAGTTCCATACAACGGTGCATTTCTTCTAATTTATCTATTTTATTCCCAAATCTAATAAACACATCCTTGTATTTATTAGAGGTGTCGTTTGATAGTCTGTCGCGTTCTTCTAATTTTAATACTACCGTATTCATAGTCATCGCTAGTTCAGATATTTGATTACAGAGTGAATTTATATTTGTTTTAATATCGGTAACATCATCTTTTAAATCACCAACATTGTGTTCTATATCATGTAATCGGGTAATTTCTCGGTATTCATCAGGTGTCTTTCGGAAATCATTCATCTAATTTTACCTAATTTTAAAATATCAGTCACTGACTTAGCTCGATTAGGAACTTGTTTAGCCCACTTACTACGTAGCATCTCATCCGAAGCAGCTGTAAATTTTCCTTCTTTAATTAACGACAATGTATTCTTAAATGCCAATAACCCTGATACACCCATATTGTAGCTTGCGTCAATCAAAACATATTTGGTGTTAGAATCCAAAGTATCATACCAATCCAACTCTTTTAATAACCGAGCTTCAATTTGATTACACACCATTTTAAGATAATATACCGCTTTATCGTGTGTAATACCAACTGTCATAAGCGATTTTAATTCCTCTTTATTTAATTTTAAAGGGTTAGCGTCTAAATTTAACCCAATTCCAATAGTATTCGCACCCGCCGTACATTTATAAACTTTACCCCTAAACCCTTCGTGTTCTTCTAATTTTTTAACTTGGTCTGGTGTCAATGGCATTTCTCTATTCCTTATAATTAAAAACCGACTAAATATTATATCATAATTAGTCGGTTTTGTCGATGGTTAATTTGTCAAATCAATCTAACCCGTTGACCCGAATCCAGCAATATCGCGCTCTGTAGTATCCAATTCGTCACTTAATTCAAAATCAACAAGTTCTACTTTAGACACGATCATTTGAGCAATAGCTGAACCAGCCTTGAATTCAACATCACAGTCGCCGTGATTGATTAAAATAACGCCCAATTCACCACGATACTGCTGGTCAATTGTGCCCGGTGAATTTAAAACAACCACCCCGTGTTTATGTGCGTTTCCACTACGGCTTCTAATTTGAACTTCATATCCTACAGGTATTTCAATTGCTAACCCAACTTTAACTAAATTACGCTGACCTACACTAATAACAACATCGGCATAAGTGAATAAATCAATTCCAGCATCTGACGAAAAAGCACGTCTAGGTACAATTGCGTTCTGATGTAGCTTTTTAATTTTAAAACGTGGAACTACACCCATCTTAATCTCCTAATTCTAAATAACGTAACACCTCTACCCAACACAGTGGGTCGATTTCATCTTTTATTAGCTTAAACTCTTTGCATTTGGTCAGTATTGTAATCAATGACCCTTTAGTATCAATTGTGACTGAAACAATGTGGTCACTCATTATAATGAGTTTTCTACCATCTATATCTTTAATTTTAATCATTTTTTACTCCAAACTTTAATGAAATACGAACAACTACCCTTATTATCTAAACGGTGAGTAACATACCTCACTGGGAATTTAGGTGAGTTATCTGCGATAAATAACGCACACTCTTTACAATTTGGACATTTATCATTAAGACATATTATTTTCATAAATACCTTCTAAGGCATGGAATAAATCATATTTAAGGTCTTCTAAGATTTCTCTTTCACTAAATGTTAGTTCATCATACATTTCTAACCGTGTTGCGTAATTACAAGCATCAAGTAGTTCTTCTTTCAAATGCTGAAACCAATCTTCTTTAGTTAAATCATCACGTTCTAATGTGACACCATACTTAGCAAATCCTTCAGATGCACGTTTTTGTAATTCAAATATGAGTAGTTTTTGCGTGTTGTCATTGGTACAATACCATTCATATTCTTCAGATAATTTATCTTCTACCGCACTCATGAATACCCACCCTTATCGTTATTGTACATTATAAATAATAAAAAAGCTAATAAACAAAGCGCAACTACATTGTTCATCATATCGTAATAAGATACGTCCAATCCTAACATGTTCATCATTTTACCTTCTTAGGTTGTTTAAATTTAGCATACTGTGTGAAGCACATTTTTGGTTTAATTGCGTGTAAGCTATCAGCGTATATTGCACATTCAGTATAGCTCTTAAATGTCTTGTGGTCAACATCTACTACAACGCCTTTTGAAACCAGTGTATATATAAGCCAAATCATTTTTTAATAATTTCCCATTGTTTAGCTTTCCAATATACCTCATGGAATTCTATTTTATCAGATAGTATAGCTAAAAACATTTTAATTTTAAGCTCGTACACAGGTGTTTTTAAACCCTTAACATCCTCTATAATCAACACGCCATCTAAGTTAGCATATCTGAAGTCAGGGATATATTCGGCTTTACGGAAGGCTTTACCGTTGCGTCTAAACGCATCTAGGATTTGGTATCTTGGTTGGAGTTCTAAATTAGAAATCTCACCTAATCTAAGTTGTCCCTTTAAAAACTCATACCGCTTAGACTCAACCTTACTATCAAAAATTACCCCGTCAACCACGGTCTTTTTTGCCCCATACTTACTACCTGTCCCTCTTTTGAACATCATAGCCTCCTTTAAATTTTAATTCTACTTTACCAAATAATCTATCTGTTTTTGGCAATCCTTCATCATCTGTTAATATGTTCTTTTTTGAATCAACAACATATACATCAATAAAACCTTCGTTATCATCCACAGTGAACATAAAATATTTATTAGTTACATCCACTGAATCTAAGATAACTTTAAATATATCGTTTTTAGCAACCATAGGATGAAATCCTTCTGTGTCTGGAATTGTACTAACTCTCATACTACGTTCCTTTAATAAAACAATACCACCTTTAAATTAGACGGTATTGTCGGTGGTTAAATTGTGGTTGTTAAGAAACTATTGGCAGGCTTCACATGATTCAGTATTTAACTTACCTTGATGCGAATAACCTGATTTCGTCACTAAGTAATATAAGCCTTCAATCTGCTCATTGTTAAAGGCATCCTCGTGTAGTTCTGCGATAACCTCTTCAGGTGTATCAGCAGGAATGAATAAATTGATAGATTGCCACTGGTCAACATACTTGTTACGAATTGCAGCATATCGCAACAATGTCCCCTGTTTCATTTCAAACGCAGTTCTAAACACTGCTTTTTCATGGTCATCTAGCCAGCTAACGTTTTGAACAGAACCGTTATCATCAATAATCTTGTCAATTTCAGCGTAATTAAACACACCTTTAGCTTTCATTACAGCTACTAATGACCCATTTATGCGGTCAATTTCTCCACTAGCGGTCTGTTGTGTATAAGTAGAACTGGGATTAGGCGATACCCCTTCAGATACACCCGCCATTAACAAGCTAGTTGATTTAGTTGGTGGACAAGTAAGTGTATGCGTATTACGAACTCCAAAACCAACACACCATTCAGGCTCGCCTAATTCTTGTGCCAACCATTGTGAAGCGCGTTTAGATTCTTTTTGCAGCAATTCAAACATCTCACACATTTTAAACTGAGCATCTAAAGATTCAAAAATGATATTATGGTCTTGCATATAGGTGTGTAAGCCACAAACGCCTAATCCTAATGCACGTCCTTTTTCTGTGCATCTGACAATCTTTTCTAAACCACTAACCAGTCTTGCTTTAGTTAAGAACTCTTCCACCACACAATCTAAGAATACAGTTGCCCAGAATACAGCATCGGTATCTTTCCATTCATCGTATGTAGCTAAATTCATACTAGACAAAACACAACTATAAGTATGGTCGTAGTCAGAAAATAATGTAATTTCCTGACATAATTGGCTACATTTAACCGTCAAACCATGTTTTTTATACATTTCTGGAACATGACGGTTAACTTTATCGGTAAAGAAAAAATAACCACGCCCTGTTACCATCTTCAATTTCATCACTCTGCCGAATCTACGAGTAGCTTCTGGTTCACGATTATTCAATGCTGTAATAAATTCATCAGACACACACCATCCTAAATTTACATCATCGGGTTCGGCTGAAACATAATCTACAATTTCATCAAAATCACCATGTTCGATTGGTAAATATCCTGCCCAAGCCCCGCGACGAGTATTGCCGCATATTGACACAAAACCGTTAGTATCTCTAACAATAATCCTGCCTTCAGGTACTATGCAACAATAAACTTTACCGTTATAAGGAATGTAGGTTTTAGTTATACTTTCACCCTGTACTGGTTTATATGAATCGTAAAAATAAATTTCATATAAATTAACTCTATTACCATCTCTATTAGAATAAACGTAAGTTGAGCAACGAACATTGCTAGTTGCAGCAACCGCCTGTAATATATCGATATTTACCTTATCTTTTGAAGAATACTTCGACGATTTATTTCTACTACTTTTACTACCATCCCACAAAGAAACTTCATGTAATAGACACTTGCCTTTTTTACCATTAAAAATAGAAATATCTACCCAGTCTAACGTATTTTTTACATATTCAATCGGTATTAGGCAGTTGAAGTGAGTTGCTCTATCGCTAACCGTAACAGTAAAATCGAAGTTACATTCATTTAAAATATCGGTGAGTCGGTCAATCTTTCTACCTTTATAAAAGTTAAAGCGAACTCTACCCAATCCATTTTTAAATCTAACATCTTTCACTCCGTCAGCCTGAAAGGCTACCATGAATTTTTCAAAACAAGTGAGTTCTGCATCGCTATATCCAATAGAACTTACTTGTAATTGAACATCTCGATGAAATTTAATCTTGTCTGCTGATACTTCCTCCATCGTTTCTGACCAAAATTTAATTTCTATCCCATTTGTAGTAGATTGTTTACGTCTGTTCACCATCATTCGATGGTTAGGTGTGACGCTGAGATTTAAACCGACTGGTGATGAAAAATTTACTAAATCTCCGTCAAAATCAGCCACTGTGGGAATACCTTTAGTGAATGACATCTTTTTAAATTCATCAACTTGTGCTAAAACTGTATTTTCGTCAATGTTCCTAAAATCAATAAACCCTGAGCTTGTTAATACCTCAGTGCCTTCAATATAACAATTCCCCTGCGACACATTTCTAGTCATCGTGACAAAATCTTTTAATATGGGCAGAACACCACTGGCTTTACCACCGACAGATATACTTGTCCCTCTAGGTCTAATATCACCTAAGTAACTAGCAGTGCCGAAGCCATTTTTAGAAAGTATCGCACATTCTCGTAACGCTGAATAAAACCCATCGATACTATCGTGAACAACATTAGCTGCACATGATACTGGCATTCCGCGAGAAGTCCCCATGTTAGCCAACACAGGTGTACTTGGTGATAACCATCCATTCCACAGCATCTCAAAGAACTTATCATAACCTTCTTGTTCTTTACCGATACCTGTTAAATGTTTAGCCGCTGTTTTAGCAATACGTTCAAATTGACCTCTAATGCTTCTACCTTCAGTTTGATACTCATAGCGAGATTTAAACATCTGAAAACCGGGTGTGATATACCATTTGGGGACTAATCCCTGTGCTTGTAATTCTTTACGTTCTCTTGATAGTTCTTTGTATTTAGACATTTTTATATTTACCTTTAAAAGTGAACGCTGTTTCATCCCAATTACGATTATATTCTGCTGACATTCCAGTGAAAAAATCATTGAAACTATAATTTTTAATCCCTTTATAGAAATAGTCTGAAATTGGATTAGATTCCACTAAAAACAACTCAGCGTAACCCAACTGTGTTAAACAAATGTTAATACGAGATTTTACAAACGACTTCAAGTCTTCTTTATTACAATTCTCAATATCACCTTTTTCAAAAATCATTTCGATGATACGAGATTCATGCTCATAGATAGCTTCCGCCATTTCAATCACATCATCAAGCAACGCTTCTTCATGCGACGACTTCAATTTCATTTGAGCTTTTAATGATTTGAATGCCCATGCGCCAGCTAAACTATGTAACTGCTCATCTCTAATTGAAAAGTTAACGCCTCTCACCATATTGGTAAGTTTATTTTTACCGTTAGATTGAAAATGTTTCAAGAACGCAAATGAGGAATAAAGAATCGCACCTTCAATCATCGAGAAACCTGCAATCGACACAAGGTCATTCTTACTACTCACAACAGAGTCAATAAAATCCATACGAGATTTAAGTAAAGGGTCAGTCACATAGGATTCGTAAAACTCATCAGTATTGATATGTAACAACTCGTTAATTTTGTTATAAAACGGTTTATGAACAGCCAATTCAAACATACCGAATGTAGCAGCCATCGCTTGAATTTCAGGACGTTTGAACATCCGCATGAATCTACCTGTCCAATAATCACTTCCTGCTTTTAATTCATACAATGTGAAAAGTTTTAATGTAGTAATTACTCCGTGTTTTTCTGATTCAGTAAAGTCAGTTAAGATTGACGCAATGTCTTTCTCAACATTCACTTCTTTTGCTGTCCAGAAGATGTCTAATTGGTCTTCCATGAACTGTACTGCTTCTGGATAACGAATGACAAACGACTCTGTTTTCTCTTGGATATGTGCTTTTGACACAGGTATCTCCTAAAAATTAACTATAAAATTGACAATTCTAATCACAAATCCAATTGAGCAGCCTATAAAAAATAAGCTAATTGCGTATCCGAATACTGTAGCTATGCTATTCATATAATACTCCTTCTACCAAATCACCATCATCGTTGAAATCATCATCGCTAAAACTACCTGCCATCCAACGAGAAAATTCATATACTTCTATTGCTGATAATGTCATTTCTTGACAGATGTCATTTAACATAATTTTAAAACCCATTTCTTACTCCCATGTATCTAAGTTATTTAATCGCACAGCTTGTTCATCGACCAATCTTTGGACATCATGTAGATTAGCCGAATTTCCGTTACCTAAAAAGTATTGTAGATAGTGTACACTAAAATCAGCAATATCTACGACACCGAATTTTAGTAGCTTTAACAACATTTCATTATATATTACGGCGTTCATATTAACCCCACATTTTAAAAGATCGTGTACTGATACATTTTTACTAATCATTTTGTTCCCCAGCTTAATGCGCGTATCCACCATGTGGATTTAATTACAACCGTCGGTTCTTGCAATGACTCCCAAACCATTGGGAAATGTTCTTGCACAATACTTTCGTAAACTTTTGCGTATTCTTGAATCTCTTTTTGTGCGTGAGATTCTGTGCGTAAGTGTATAACACGAACCATTGCTTGTAAAGAAATGGTTTCGATAAATTCAACATAACATGATTGGGGTAATACAATACGCGCCAATTCAGGGGCAACACCTTGTGCTAACATAAAATCATACGTTTCTAATGCAACAGAGACTGCGTTATTGTAGGCTTTCTGAACCATAGCTGAATTAGGCACAGGTTCATCAACAGAGCCTTGTTTAACTGATTCAGCACGACTACGCCATGAATTAGGTGTAAATACCTGTGGCGCATAATCAACATACCTACGAGATTCTTCATTACGCACGATACCAACAGTGGATTTAAACCATTGTCTTGACACAAAGACGGGCATTAAGATACGAACCCTGATTTGCGGATGCCCAAACGGTGTCCAATGGTTGTGCGTCATTAAATAGTTAATCAAACCTTGATTCTGTTTAGGTGTAAACTGTGACGCTTCTTTGTGCATAGATACTCTTGCTACATCAGCTACAGTGGTATCGCTACCCATCACATCTAATAATTCGACGTACCCAAGTCCATCGTTGAATGTAAATTGTTTTTCATTTGTTTTCATGCTATCGACCTTGATGTTTATATTTTTCACGTCTGTTTGCTTTTTTAGCTTCAAACTCAAAAGAATCTTGTTCACGCAAATCATTATACAGTTTTCGTCTACGGTCATTTCTTTTTTCACGAAAAATCTTTTCGTTAGATTCAAACGAAACCTCTCTTGCTCCTTCGTGATACATCACTGATACGCCATCTATCTCGCCACCATATTTATCAAACGCATAGCCTGACTTTGAGTTATGTTTGCCAGACACACTGCCTATTCTATTAAATATATCTAAAATTTGTGTACTCATAACGCCTCATCAAAATGGAATTACATCACCCCAATCACTACTTAAAATAACTTCACCTTCATCGAACTCTTTTTCTATCAGAACTAAAGGATTGATAACTAAGCCTTCTTCAAATTCAACTTTTGATACGTTTAAATATCCCTTAGAACTTTTTACAAAAATTCTTTTCGGTGTAGGTAATTGTGCCACATATAATAGTGCTTCGTCAACTGTTTTCGGCATTACCCCTATAACTCTTTTAGACCACCATGTGTACGCTGCTCCACGCTGCCATGAACCATGTGGTGCTTCAAAGCTAACCCATTCGGTAGCATTCAGTCCTGATGGGTTGTAAGATACTTTAAGCATCGGTATTCCAGTCTTACGATTGATATGTTTTGTGTAAGAAATGAAATTAACATCGTACCATTCTGGTTCTGGTTCGGGTGGTTTAGAAGGTTTCATAACTTCTGTACGCTGAACCTTAGCTACAATATCACTTGATGATGCACTGTGAGTAATCTTAACTTCAAACACGAATTCGTATCCGCAATCAGGGCAGTATCTAACTGTTGGATGACAGATAGTTGCACAAGTGGGGCAGGTTTTTAACGGTTGTACTCCACCACCTTTTCCTTTCTTAGTAGGTTTGCGAATATCGTTAATCGCCCCATTTTTTTCTGTGTTACCGCAAAAATCTAACACTAGGCAACCGTTTGGTTTATTTCCAGCAGCAATGGCGGCTAATCGCTGTTCTCGCGTGTCAGTAGGCATTCCTTCCTTTGGTGCAATTCTCAAGCCTCTTCCAACAACTTGAACCCACCTACCTGCCGATGCTGTAGGTTGTAATATCACCAACATATCACATTCTCTAATATCTACACCTACAGTAAGAATTAAATTATTCACGCACGCTTGATATTTACCATCGATAAAATCTTTTATTCGAGTATCACGTTCTTCATCACTCATCTTAGAATGTACGAAGGTTGTCGAAACCCTAAACTCATCCTGTAACATACTTGCTATATGTTCAACGTGGTCAATCCCTGTACCAAAAATAAGCCATTTCTTTCTATCATAACCATAAGATATTGTTTCAAGCAACGCTGCACGAGTAATACCGTCTTTATCTACAGCTGCTTGTAATTCTTTCTGATTATATTCTCCAGCAGTTATTTTTACCCTTGATACATCCAACTGAGTTACAGTTTTTTTGGTAGTTAATTGTGATAAATATGATTGGCTAAAGAACCAATTAAAACTATTAAAGTCAGTCATATCAATAGCAAATTCTTTAAAGATATGTTCGTCAGTAAGACAACCACCTGACATACGATATGGGCTTGCCGAATAGCCAACTACTTGCATCTTAGGGTTGTTCTCCCACAATACATTTAGCATTTTACGATACTGTGTATTTTCATTATGTGACACGCATTGAATTTCATCAATTAGTACATAGTCGATAGTTGTCAATAATTCAGCTTGACGTGCAATAGAACCTACACTAGCTACTGTAACTTGCGCTATTTCTTTACGATTTAATGATGCACAATAAACACCTACTGGTGCAGTTGACCATAACGCTAGAATAGCGGATTCATCGTTAATAACAAGTTCTTTAGATGATGTTACGATTAAAAATTTTGTTCTTGGTCGCTTATATAGAATATCTTTTACAGTACCAGCGATAGTTAAAGATTTACCTGTAGCGGTTGGCATTGCAACTAAACAATTACCTTGGTTATTTTCCAACCAGTCGATTGTTTTATTTTTTGCAATATCTTGATAATCCCGTAGTTTTATTTTAGACATTATAGTTCCTCTATAGCAGTAAGGTTAATTCGATTAGCGTTTTCTTTCGTAAAGAAAGAAGTGGTCAGCACTTGCTAAAGGTGTTTTCGCTCCGTCGAGCTAGACCACTTAGATAGTCTACATCATGTAAATTTTGATTGCAATAACTAACTTAAATACCGCATTTCCCATTTAGCACATCCTTGCATGGCGTTCTCCTTTGGTATGATGCACGAATACTTACCACAAACCCAGTTCGATGCCTCATTCTCATGTTGTGATGGATAACTATGTTTGCAGGTACGGCAATTTGTGTCTACGTCACGAGTATCTCCAAGGTGGCATAACATTGCAAAATCGCAATATTTACACGCAACAGAGTCTGACTTGAACTCACGTTTTGGTGGCGTATTACTCCATATAATTCGCTCAGCACGTTCTACAAAGTGTTCAGCTAAGTATTTATTGTATTCAATAATTTCAAAGTGTAATTCATCTGTATTCTTGTTTACAGCAAGATACATTCCGTATTTCAAACCCATAAAATGGAGGTATTGTTGCATCTGTATATGATGCTCTGGTTTTGCGTCAATCACACCTAGCTTTTTTAGTTTTTTAAAACTATTTTCACCGTGCGTTTTCATCTCTAACAAGCATTTTTCACCTTTTGGTACATCAGGTACTCCGATAGCAATACCGTCCCCTGAGCCTTTGTAATGCCCATTTACTGCCGATACCCCATATTGTTTACCTGTTTCAGGGTCATTCTGATAAACTTCAATGCCGATAGATTCTAGTAAGGCGCAAAATCGAGCTTCGTATAGACTTCCTGAATTAAAAAGCAAATTCATCCTACCGCTAAACCTAGTATCCAACACCCAGCGACTACCGTACCAAATTGCACGTTCGCATTCGTTACCAATCACAGAACAACCTAAATGATTCCTATGTGATTTAACGTCTGAAGGACGATACGCATCATCAATAACATTATACCATTTTTTAAGTAAACCTCGATATTGTGTACCTTGTGAGGAATACATGGTTGATTCAATCATTTCTAATGTGATTGATGCTATTTTATATTTATCTAAACTAGTCATTATTCAAACCTCCAAAAATATGCGCGATTACATCGACCGTCCAACCGTTTCCAATAATACCTTTAGCTTTTGAGGTGTTGCCCAAAACAACCTCAACATACCCGCATGGTAATGTCATAATTCTTTCGCATTCCCTAGTTGTCAACGACCTAATTGTTCCAAAAGTAATGTCATATTCTTTTCTATCGTCTATTAACCACAGTTTTTTCTGAGATTCTGGAGTGCAATTTTCAAATACAGCTTGCCCCATAGATTTACCAAAATATCTTCGACGCAAATATGATTGTGAACCAGAGAAACCCGCATACCGCTTTGTAATACACAAACTCTTATCTCTATCAACCATACCACTATCTATAACTTCGCTTAGTTTTATCCCTTTGTCATCAGGTTGCGTTATATTAGGAATGTTAGTCCAGTAATATCGTTCACGCATACCAGCCGATACCAACTTACTATTGATACAAACTGGTGCAACCCAATTTTATCGTTCAAAAATGATAAGTGTTCTGGTTTCATTTTTACATTTTCAAATAAAAACTTAACGTCTGGATTAGTTTCTTTTATTTTGTTGAGTATCGCAATCATGCAGAATACTAACTGTCCTCTAGGGTCATCAATCCCTAGTTGCTTTCCGGCTAACGACCAGCTTTGACAAGGGAATCCCGCAATTATAATATCGATAGACCCAAAATCAATATCCCATTCTTGCCATTTAGTAGCATCGCCTAAATGTATCACTTCTTGGTAATGATGTGAAATTACACGAATGCTGTCAGTTTCGATTTCTGACGCATAATAGCTTTCAACTTTAATCCCAGCGCGTTCCAATGCTAATCTTCCACAGCAAATTCCATCGAACAAACTTAATACATTCATCTTCTTAAACTCCAATTAACAAAAAACCCTGCAACAATCACTCGCTACAGGGTGTCTTGTATGGTACAAATAGGTAATTATACGCTAGGTATTAACTTAACCACGCGGGGGCTGATTCTTCTGAACCACTTTGTGTCGGTGCAACTGGTGCTTTAGGCGGTTGTGTAGGTGGGGCGGACGGAGGTCTTGCCGCTTGTACTGGCGATGCAAACGCAGCTTGCACTGTATTACCTGCTAAAGAAGCCGTAAACGCTAAACCAGCAGGTGAATTCCATGTATCACTTGCTGTAATTAGGGTGTCCTCACCTACAACTACCGTATCTACCGCAAAATAACTTTTAACTTCGACATTCAAACTTGGTTTAGATGTAGCGTCACGGTCAACATAAGTACCTAATTTATGTTCAGTTTTAATTTTAAATACTTTGTTTTTCAATTCACCTAACGAGGCTTTTGGATATTGACCTATAGCTAAAAATAAAGATTTTAAGGTGCTTTTTGCAATACGAGTTGCAACTTCATTAGGGTTAATGATTGATAACCATACCGTATGTGTAGCACCTTTAAACTCACCTTCAGCAACTGTAAATTCAATACGCTGAACCAAATGTGTTTGTTCAGTTGCACCCGCCGCTTTACCAATTTGAGTACCTTCGTCTGAAATAAATACCTTCAAGACACCAGCGGGCAATGTTACACGACCTTCACCTTGCGCCGTAACTTCACTTTCCCATTGTCCAGCCATTGAAGTATAAAAATTATTAACTGCCATTGTAAATCTCCTAGATGTATAAATCAATTTTAGAGGAGGTCTGATAACTCCGTATGTTTTCAGTATTATCAACTCATCAGGTACTAATGTCAACTATTATTTAACGCTGATGTTTTGGGAACTCCATATTACCACTACTAATTGTACTGCTAATTTCATCACGCTTACTGCGTAATGTTTTTTTCCACTGGGTTAAGAATGGTTCAATATGTAAGTCTGACCATGTACCATCTATGTGAGTTGGTTTAGGGATTCTACCTGAGTAAATAGCCATAACAACCTGTTGTTCTGTTACATCTAATTCTGCCATTATTGTATTAGCTGAAATCATTTGTTACCCACTGTGTGAAAATTAACATCAATCCCATTTACTTCACAGAGATTATATATTTTGTTGTTTTTGAATATGATACCTCCGACAGCCTTCGATTGATGCACGAACTCCATTTGACTGTATGTCACTAGAATCCCTAATGATATTCCAATTAGAAAAACTTTTACTGTCTGTGTGTTCATCTCTGGTATATTTTTCATTTGCGTCGGTTAAGATTTGTTTGAAGGTTTGCATTGTAATGAGTATCCTAAATTAGTTGTTTCGTTCAATTTATCTAATGTTACAGCTAATAAGGATAATGCTGTTTCACAATTAGCATAGTTGCTGTAATGAACTTCCGTAAGTTTAGTCGAGTTTAATGTTAAAATATAAATAAATAAGGTGGTTGTCATTTTAATTCTCTAGTTATTATATTATTGATTGTGTAGTTAGTTGTAATCACGCAGTTGATTATACATAGAAGTGTAATTATCGTCGGTATATTTTTCTAATTGTAATTGATAGAACGACTGTAACGCAGATACTAATTTTGCAACATCGAGTTCAGATGTTCCTGAAGCTACTTTTAATAATAAATCTGAAATAAGCTCATCTCCTTCTTCATATAAGGTAAGTACAAAATTTTCGTTAAAAGCATCTTCCATTTCTTCCATAACGTATGATTGTGTATTGTCACTACGGTCAGCTTCTTCGGCATTGTCATATTGAAATTGGTTTTCGTACATTTTATTCTCCAGTTGTTTTAAAATTCACCGTCTAGTTTAGACGGTGAATAATTGTAACATAGTCTTAAACTGTGGTCAAAATTTATTTTGTTCTGTAGTCTTTACCTGATTTAGCATAAATAGCCTCCGCTAAAGCATTCCAACCGTTTTCTCTTGGAATTTCGATAACATTATCAATATCAAAACGATTTTTAGCTCTATATCTATCGTGTATCTGCACACCTAATATTCGTTTTGGCTTTTCATTATACTCAGGTTTAGAAAAATGAAGATACCCTAATAAATCGACAAATTGTGTGATAATTTCACGAGTTCCAATATTTTTACTGGATTTAGGTGAATATAGATTTAGGTCTACAAAATTAAATTCGATACCGTATTCAGTATCTTTGCACACATCGTTGAAACAATGTGCTGTAAAGATAAAGTTAATGCCTTGAGATACAAAAAAGTCACCCCAAGCTAATACGTCTGTAAAATGCCGATTAGCGATATTAAACGCCATCCCATAACCTGTAAATGCAGAAAGCATTGTTATATTTGGATTCGTAGCTGCTTTAGGGTCTGTGCTAATTACATATCGGTGTAACATTCTTTCAACAGCAGACGCTGAATCAATCACAATATTTTCAAATTTATTATCGCCTGATGCGATTAACTCTGAAACCTCTGCAAATAAACTCAATAATTCATTAAATTCATTGATTTCAACCACCGTATTGCGTTCCAAGTTTAAATTAGTATAGCCTTTTTCAGCAGCTATATATAATGTATTATTTAAGCTACCCGCAAGGTTTGACTTACCAACTCCTTCTACACCAAATATACAGGCTCTAATACCCTGATTGTGTGTTGATTTGATTGCTTGGTCTAACATACTCATTTTAAATCTCCAATTAAATAATTAAGCCAGTTTTACTACACCGACAGCTAATTCTACTATCGTTAAGCGTGACAGTCAATCTTTTATTTTACATATCAACAATTATCATTCAAGACATATCGATTTTACTCCGAAACCCTTTAAAGATAGGGAAACGAGGCAACTCAACCACACCTACTTCAAAGAATTTATAAGTTATCATCTTACCAAGATAAGATTCTCTATCGTTCCATATTGTAACTCGCTGTTCAAAAGTGAACCCTGAACCTACGTTGAATTCTAAGCCGCTAGAGCAATCTTTTACTATAAGTGACCCAAGTGTATTGCCGTTAAGTTTCCCAGCCTTAGACGAGCTCCTAGCACTGTTTCCTAATTCATTAACAACCTTATCGTTAAGATTATTTTGAAGTTCTATAAAACCTACAACGATTGCTTCACCATCTGCAAATCGTTTAAGTTTTAATAATCCTTTTTCTTTTACAGTAGAGCGACCACATTTGTACTTACCATCAAGTGACCGTACCATTAAACCTTCATAACCTCGTGATAAGAACTGCTCCTCATAACACTCTAATTCAGATAACTCCTCACATTTGTTTTGTGTGACTAATCTTACAAAACTTACAAAACTATCATTGTACACAATCACGTCTATCACTTCACACCATCTATCGTAAAACGATAACTCTAAATTGATAATATCGAACACATAGAATTTGATATTATCCGCAGAACCTTTAATAGTCATTACTGCTGAGGTAGACGTTTGAAAGGTATTAGGTAGGTTAGGTTCACCACAAATAAGCTCACCATCTAAATCATCGTATTCATGCGTGCTAAATAATGCTTGTAATTCTAAGTTTGGAATAGGCTTTAAGCTCCGCGAATACCCCACACCGTTTAGCACGACACATCGAATCCCATCTAGCTTACGCGATACTAAACACGGGAACTCGACATCTGTAGATACGTCTTTAATTGTGCCAGCTAACATCGGTTTAAACATAACTCAAAGGCTCACGTTTTAGTATCGGTGCAAATGTTTGGGTTTTAAGCCAGCCCGTAAATTTCTCGGTATAATAACTGTTTTCTTCCCAGTCAATATAATCACACCATGCAATTACTTGCTCCTCACTAAGCCCAACAACCACTGGTTCAATCGGGTTTTGTTTAAACCATTTTGTGAGAATTGTTTCATGTTCGGGTAATGTCAAATGCCCGCTATCAAACATCAGCAACGCTAACTCACGCACTTTTTCAGTCGTAAATACTTTTTGTGCCATTTTATTCTCCCAATGTTTTTATAATCTGTTCAAAGTATTACTAAATGACCTAAGTCACGCATTGCTACTAGTGCTGCAACATTTTCATTTCCCCATGCTATTAACATCGATCCACATCCAGCACCGCTACCTCCAGTTTTACATAACCCATCAACAAACTTTATTCTCCCCCGCATAAATAAAATTGCATCAGCCTTCATAACATAATTATGATACCAACCACAGTCGGTTCTAGCGAACACCAGTGCAATGCCGTTTCTATGTAGGTGCATTCTATAAAGCCACGCGGGTGTAAATTTTCCGTATGGTGGGTTAAGAAATACTCGTCCTTCCCACGGTAACGTAAGACCGTCTATCGCTTCCCAGTAATGCTTAGTTGCTGGTATCCAAGGTATTTTTTCTTCAGGTTGACATGGGTCTAAATCAAAAATCAATCCTAGTCGCTCAAATATGGCAGGCGGTGTATACCAGTCAACAGAAACATTATTTTTTTTGTCGTGGGTAAAACCTTTCGCTTTCGCTTTTTCTATAGCCATGATTTACCACCGCTAAAAACTTCCTCGCATAATGACGATACATCAACCGCATCGTCATCTACAATAACATCAACTAACTCTTCACGGTGTAAAATAACAAATTCCTCACCATTGTATATATACTCCAAATGTTCTTTGATTTGTAAAATCCATTCTATCGAAGGAATTTTGCCCTCGCTGTCATTTTGAATTGCCGCAATCGTATCGTAATCACCATCATCTCTTACTTTGCCAACTATTAACTGTGCCATTTTATTCTCCGGTTGTTACTTTAGCGATTGCGTCTTTAGCGCGTTGTAATCCTTTCAAGTAATACTCATTATGAGCAGTATTATTAGTATCGTCGTTTTCAACATACCATGTCAAAGCCTCAAGCAAATCTGGCGCGGCGAGTGTGTAGAGTGGTTCAATAGTCTTTTCTACCTCTACTAAACTTTCCTCGCACAACGTGGCAAATATACTAAGAACCTCGTCTTCAATCATTTCTACTGTAGTCATTTTATTATTCTCTAAAGTTTAATTCATATGTAACGATGAGGTAGTTATCCACTCAGGTAGAGATTGCTTTGTGTATTTATGAAGACTAGCTTTAGCAATACGATAATATGCACGGTAAGACGCTACAGGGCAATCAGTTTTATATTCATCAGGTATAGCTAATGCGGGTGTTGTAAAACCTGTCGCAGGTAAGTATTTACCCAATAAAGCTAACATATCGGTATTTAACAGCATATCGTAACTTTTATGATTAACAGAGTGGTTAAATCGGTGCTTGTATTCATCATTAAGTTCACGAGCTAAATTAAATAACCATTGTGCATTTTCAAATGATGCGCCTGCCCACACTGTACATGGGTGTTTAAGGTGCGTTGTTTTGTACGGGGTTACTTGTTCGCCTGCACGTTGATTTATAACACTACACAAAATTTGAGCAGATTCTAAAATCATTTTAACAACATGAGTATCCGCATGATAGCGTGCTGCCAATAAAGGATTTTCAGATAGAAAAAATATGTTCATAATTACACCTTTGTTTTCGTAGAAGTTGACACACAATAAACTAATAAATGCTATAGGTGAATGGTTGTAAATCTGTTAATATATTGCGCTGGTTTTTCGTAACCCCATACTCCGCCAGAGGTTATATAGTTACAAAGCTCGCCATATTTCAATCTGTAGACCCCGTACAAAACAGAGTATCTTTCACCGTTTTGTTCTTCTACCATTTGACCGCGAATAGAAACATATTCATCATTCAAGGTGGCTTCTAACAGCTCTTGGAGTATTTGTACTTGCTCAGTAATCATTAAATCTAAAAAAGATTCTTTTGAATCTATAAAAAACGTATTCATTTCATACCCCTAATAAATTTAGTCGCTAATTGGTTTGAGAACGGGTGTTCATTATCAATAGAATCTGTTGAATGTTTAATGTATCTTGTAAAATCAATACTGTATAAGAAAACTAAATCTGTTTTTAGATACAAATTAGTTTTATACCCTTTAATGTAAACAAGTCCTGTTGGCACTACCTTAGCGGATAGTAGTTTGCTTCTCAAACAATCTCTATTTACATTTAAGTCAATGGAAAGACCGTTTAATGTTGTATGTGTATCAGGTATCACAGTGATACGGGTAATTTTAGCCATGTTATGCTCCTGTATATCCGTACACTGTTGCGAACCAACCAATGAAATCTTGCATAGCTTTACCATTGATGTTCTGTTGTATTGTGCCTTTTTCGTCCACTACTTTAAAGTCGTATCCTTCAGGAGTATGTGTTGTAATGAAGTATAAGCCTTTAAATACGTCGGTTAAAGTACCTTCAATCATTTTAAATGCTCGCTCTGTACATAACCATGTTCCGTCATCAGCATGGTCAAAGAAGTCGCGATATACATCACATTCAAACTTTGGAGTTACTCGGTCTTCTGAATCAACACAGGTGTAATGTGTTAATAAATTCTCAATTTTAAACACATAGAGCCGTCCATTATCTCGAATTATCCACTTACCTAGTTGTACTTCCATCTGAAAGTTACCGTACACAGATAGAGCTAGTAGTCGGGTGTTGTGTATATTCAATATAAACTTTTCTGGATTCAACCACTCTAGTATTTTATCAGCATTAGTACCATCCCAGCGTATAGCCGTGACTTTAATAGGTTCTTTTTTAAGTAGGGTTAATTTGTTCGACATTTCAGTTCCTTATTTATAGTATTGTAATTGAGTTACACGTTGTTCGAGTAACGATCTTAATATAACGCGACCTTCATCGCCTTCAATCGGTGTGCTTATCTTATAGCATACCAATTGGTATAAGCACGTTATTGCTGCGTATTCTAACGGGTTAATTGTTAATGTTAAGAACTCAGCACAAAGCCGATAAAGTTCTAACCAATAATTATCTCCAGATAATGTAATGATGCTTTTTATCTCATCGAACCGTGTGTCAACGCTAACTAACTCAGAAAGGCATAATCTTTCGATTTCTTTGTCGGTTAATCCTGCTACCATAGTGGTGCTTGTGTACATGGTAATCTCCTAAATTGATTATCGCTTATCTTTCAAAGCGAGATTAGTTTAATTGTTTTTACTACTACGGTCAATGTTTTTAAGCTGTTTCCGTAGATTATTATTATCTGTAAATAACACCTCACATCGTCTAGCCATGATTAAGAATCCTACTATCATTAGTAGGTATCCGATATTTGATTCGTCTAAGTATGTTAAAAAGTTCATTTTACTGTGCCTGTAATTTAGTGTTTAATGTGCTGAGACCAGTTAGGATATATAATAATAAATCTTTATCAATCCAATTCTGTTTACTTATAATATATCCATCTAATTCGTAGTCGGTTAAATCATTTACTGTTCTAAGAACGCCATTATCTTCAAGGCTAATCATCACATTATCTTCTGTGAATTCACCCCACAGAAAGTTTAATATTGTTTCTTTATCTGCATCAGGTAAGTTGTCAAATTGTGCTTTTGTTTTTAAGATGTTCATTTCATTCTCCAATTATAATAAATCTAACATATCATCATATTTAATTTTAAGTAACAAATCTGATATTGTCACATTATTCAATAGCATTAAATCTAATACGGCATCAACATCGTCGTTAGTATAGTTATCAAAATCATAACTTGAGTGGTGAAGACTATTGTAACCCACAGTAGGTTCTCCAGACCAATCATCTGTGTACCAGTTATGTTTTTTGATAACAGTACTACGTTTAGTGGGTAATGCTTCCCAGTTGATTCGTAAAGCTGCTTCAGATAGCCTTTCTAAGAATGTTAAATCTAAACATTCGGCACTAGAATGTTCGTTGTAATACCCACAGCTTAAATTAGTACATTCAGGCACTAAACCAACCATGTTAGCGGTGTCTGTAAAGATACCTATAGAAGGTTCGTAATATAATCCTTCAGCGCATAAGGCATCTGACAACGCTAACGCAAATTCATTCGAGCAGCAATCACCACCTAGTTGTACTGCAATCACATCCGACGTGCCTTTACGGTCAAATGCAATAGCACGGTCAATATTTTCATATAACTCAGGTTTATTTGAAACTAACCAGTTAGAACCCACAGCTCCAATTTCTTCCATCGCGTAAAAATGGTAATGACCAGCGATACCATTATCAATCATATTAACCATGATTGAAATACCAGCTGCGTCATCTGCACCTAATACAGAATTATTAGCTTTAACGAAAGTATGACCTGTCTTAGCATCGATGTAAGTCTGTAGCGTATTCTCACCGCTATTACGCTCTACTGTGTCTAAATGTGCTGAAAATAAGGTTCTTGAATTACCGATTGTGACTGTAGCTGCTATAAATTTACCTTTATCATCATAGTGATATGTAGCAGTTTTACCAAGCAAAGCGCGAGCTGTAGGTTCTTCGCTTGAATTTGAAGGGCGTTTTTTAGATAATAAATATAGTAATGTTGTATTGATGTTCATTTGTAATCCTTAAATTGAGTTTGTGTTGGAAGTTTTAAATGTTACAGATAAGTTTCGATAGTGTCAATACTAATTTAAACCAACCAAGATTTAATTTTAGTTATTTCGACCACCTGTTTTACAATCGAACTATTTACTCTAACATACTCAGACAATGTGTGTGAACTCACGCCAGTCGTGCAATACACCCGCGATGCTAAAATACCCTTAGGTGGATTGCGAAGCTCAATACTTACCCAGATGTATGACTGGTCTAAGAACCCTAAGGCTTCTTTAACAGCATTTTGTTCTACAGCGTTTAACTTATCGAATTGTGCTTTTGTTTTTAAGTATGCCATTTTATTCCCCTTGATTTACCTTCTTTGTGTGAGGTAGAAGGTAAAACCTCTCTGTTGCTGAATAATATACAGACACAAAACATCGGTGTCAATATAAAATTATAAATTATAAATACTGAATTAACGTTTCTCTACCTGCTTCTTTAAGCCAGTCAGCAACCACATTCAAAGTAGTATCAAAATAAGCATCCGTAGAGGCGTAACAGACACCTCTAACGCTTCTACCTGTGTAGTTAGTTAGAATAGTCTTTTTCTCATCACCTACAACCTTAATTTCACCGTTTTTAATCATATTATCGATAACCGCTTCCAGTGTTTTAGTATTCGACATCTGACCAATTCTAAATGAATTACCTTGTAGACGTTGTGATAGTAGACTTCTCGGCAACACACCTAAATCAAGCACATGGGCATATCCTTTGGCAAGTTTATCGCGTTGCTTAGGGTGTTTAAGTAGTTTATCAAACAGAGCTGATACACGACGCTTACAGTTTTCTTCCGACACACCTATTTCACCCTTATTTAACTTATCTACTGTGATAAAGATGTCGCGCATAATAAAGTTACGCGCCCAGTAGAATTCCGTTAATGTAATAAGTGGGTTTCCTAAGTTTTCAGTGGCGGCAAGTGACGCAGCGATAGTCATTACCTTTAAGAACGCACGACCATATACCTGACGATACGCTTCATTGTGTGACTTATTAAATTTTAGATTCAGATATTCTTCTAGTTTATCTACTTCACGTTCAACAATAGGGTTTGCTAATTCGACAGGTATAAATATATCGTCTTTGAATTTAGACGTAACCTGTTGAACTAGCATATTTAATCGTGACACCGTTTCTTTCGATAAAGTAACTAAATGTGCATTACGGTCAAACGGTTTCTTAAAGGTATTATCATCCGATAATAAAATTAAACGTGACATGAAGCCTGACGATAGCATTTCTTCACTGATACCTTCATAAAAGTTAGGTGTACAATCCCCTACAAACGTGAATGAAGGTGCTTCGATTCCGACACGATTGTTATCTTTATTAGCGTGAGCAGTTGCACCGTAACGACTACCTTTTTTATCTTTTGTTTTCAAATCAAGTAGCTCTGAGAACATACCCGCCATCGCACCGTTACTGTTACCTTTACTTGCTTTAAGCTGTTCGATAAATAGTGCAAATTCAGGAAATGATGCACACAAAGAACCGTATTCAGCATTAGACATTAGTGTACGCAAACCTGCTCCAGACGCTAGTTTATCAAAACTGAAAAACGCATCGCCACCTGATACCGCAATTGCTTTAGCTATCGCAGAAAGTGTGGTAGAAGCCGATTCTTTACCCATTGTGCTGAAGCCTATAACTACAAAGTAGTTACCTAGCGATGAGCCTTTATATCGATATTGTCTACCGACAAGCCCACCAATTGACGCAAGCGAAGCCGCTATAGCCGCTACCTTTAGCTTATGCGGTGAACTATCAAGTGAAAACTGTGCTATATCACCCGCTAGACCGGGAGGTAAATCAATATCCGTAAAATCCTCAATTTCAGCTTCATATTCAGATGCGACAAGTTGTAGCTCATTTGACACATGGTCTTCATTAGTCGCTTCATTTAAAATGTGTGATTCTGCTGCAATTCGTCTATCTAAAATTTCCTGCTGATTCTTTTGATAGAGCGATACAGCGGATGCGATAAACGTATCTACTTCTGATAAGTCTTGCTCGCTTCTAGCGATTGTTAAGCATCTATCTATGTGATAGTTATTCTTAGTGTATTTGTCGCGTTGTGCTAGCCCTAACGTTCTAAAAATACATCTTACCTGTTCGTTACTATCAGTAAACTTACAAATCAATCCAATTGCAGATAACGCTGCTTCACTGCCAGATGGATATTTAGTCTTTTCATAATCTGTGTTCACAGTGAATGAAAGTAAGTCGCTGAATATATCTACTAATCCAGATTCAAATATGCTGTTTAAGATTTCGTCATTCGTTTTTATCGGGTCTACTTCACATAGAATAATGCCGTTTTCTTTAAAATTAACATCTGCTGATTGTAGTTGGTCACGCAAATCAGAAACAAGTTCATTGCGATATTCAATTGGGTTATTTGATTTTAATAGTGCCTCATTATGTGAATCTTTAAAGTCATGATGTATAGCATCGTTTAGAACTGAAACTCTGTTTCCTGTACACAACATGAATCGATTGCGATAGGAATAAATCTCCACGCCGAACTTCTGAAAGTTGTTAGCGATAAGATGTTCTGATTTACAGATAATATGAAAGCCTTTTTCGCTTTGGGATAATTCGGCGTAACACTGTGCTGAATCAATAATTTGTTTAAAGTATGTTAATCGTTTGTTATATTCAAATTCCGACACACCTTTACCATCTAAATCAATTACAGTGGTATGGTCATCCGCGCTAATTAGGACGCCTATATCGTAACCATACTTTTCGTGAAACACATTAGCTTCTATGAATGACATCGGTTTATGATGCTGTGAGAACCGTTGTAGTAAACCACTATCAGTTGCCACATGGGGTATTTTACCTTCGGGTAGACCCTCTTCATTAGCGGCGATAAGCCATATATTTTGATTACGAAGTTCCAATGGAAATAGATGTAGGTTTCTAACTTTTGAGAAAGTAGATTTAACGGGTTCGATTGACATTTAGTCCCCTTTATTGTGAATGATAGATATATGCGTAATATGCGTAATATGCGTAATATGCGTAATATGCGTAATATGCGTAATATGCGTAATATACTTAAAATGTTTCAAACTGATTAACGTGTTTGAAGATTGACCCGTATTGATTTCGTAAGACAGTTTTCATTGTACTCTGTGGCGAGTTCAATGTTGTTGCGTTCATTGTAAAGTTTTTATCTGCTGTAAATTTAGGCAGAGAAATAATAATATCCTCTATTTCAGATAAAGTAAAGTCCCAAATATCCGACACAATTACAGTAGATATGCCACCTTTTGTTAATCTACTGTCAAGATAGCTAGTGAATAGGTCGATGTTGGTAGGCACAAAGGCTTTACGCATTTCAAGATTATCACAGTGGTGGGCTAATAAAACCATTAGTTCTGTGTTAAAAAGACTGACTTCATTCTGAATATCTGCTACCACATCAGGTGCTATAGACTTTAAAGATGCGTAGTTATATGCAAATGAAGCGTAATTAAATTCAAACCCATCTCTAACATTATTCTTTAGTTTGTTTAAGATGATGCTATTTAAAGATAACGTCGATCTTGTGTGTTTAGTGGTTGTTATATCCGACACAATGTCAGAGAAGAATTTACTTAGCGTTGAGTTAGGTTCTGTGGGTGTTACAGGTGCTAATAATACTGATTGTAGCGATTGTAGTGCTATAGAGGTGTTATCCGCCACATAGGGGTATTGTTTTAAGATGTGTTGAATCTGTGAACGTAGTTCTTTAACTTCTAATTTAAGGGATTTAATTTCAGAATTATATTCAGACATATCAGGGATGCTCGAATTTTTAAAATGATTTAGCATTTGTTCAATATCTAAAACAAGTTCAGGGTCGTCACTTAAGGTACTTGCACAATAAGCATTTAACTTATCTAGTGATTCGTGTCCGTTAAATTTAGTATAGAAATCTAAATACGACATAATCATCATATTATAGGAATAATTCTTATGTTTTTGTAGTGCTACAAACGCACTTTTGACAGGTGTGGACATTCTTATTGTAAGCCTATCATCGATAGGTGCTGATTTAATAGCGATGCTTGTTTGTTTTACTTTTGACATGATGATTGAACCCCTTTAGTGAATATAGGTCGACTATACTGTAATGTGACCACAATGTCAATATAGCATCGGAGCGATGTTGGAACGATGTTGGAGTGATGTGGACACATAGTAAGTTTCTTTAATTTCTTTAATTTGGTGTTTTAGAGGTGTTTTTGGTGTAAAAGTTTTATAAATCAATGAGATACAAGTTTTATTTCCTTTACTCGTAAATGCTATATAGGCGTGAATGTATGGGCAGAATGGCGGATTGTCTGCCATTGGGTAATCGTGAAACGTGGAACACAATATATTATGTTCCACAAGGTAAATGTGTTATAAAACAAGTAGTTGTCGTGATATTAGGGTTATATGTTCCACGTGAAACATATTGTGTGATAATGTGAAACATTATATGTTCCACGTGAAACATTATATGTTCCACGGATAATAATGTGTTATAAAACAAGTAGTTGTCACATTATGTTCCACGTGAAACATATTTAAAATGTCTGTGAAACATAAAATAAATAATAAAATAAAATAAAAATAAAAATAAAAAAATTTGGCAGACAATCTGCCAATCTGCCATTTAAAGAAAATATAAACTATACCACCCTATATAACTAATTAAAATATATATATATATATATATAATATTATTATAAATCAACTACTTACAACGATTTTTTTCTTTATTGACCTAAAAGTAACAAAAACTAACACCCTCTTTTTCCTCTTCTTTTTAAGCAACTTCCATGCCAACTTGTACACTTATAGAAATTTATTTCCCAAAATTATGAGTTCATTTTGGTTTTTTGATTTACTGTGAATTGATATAGGGGCTAACTTGTGTGTACACGATAAGATTATCTGAATACATTCGATTCTACCCCCTTAGAAGGTCGCTCACGGCATTCTTTGATAAAACGGTATACAATGTAGCCTTCAGATGCTGTCGTCCACTGTGGGCGATTGTAGACGTGTAGAATGACCACACGGTGATTTATTTCCCAAAATTATGAGTTCATTTTGGTTTTTTGATTTACTGTGAATTGATATAGGGGCTAACTTGTATCGGTACAAGTTATTCAGTAGAGCTTTATAGATATGTGCATGAAAAAACTCAAGTTTTCCGAATTTCCGAGAACTCAATGAATCCACCTGTTCCAGAGCTAACCACCTGCAGACCGCATGGTTGCTACGTTTCACAGTAAAAACCACCGCGTGCGATTATACGCGGTCTACGCATCAACTAAGCCCTGTACCTAGTCTGTATACCGCATAGATACTACATTGTGATTAAATATAATACGATAAATTTGTTTTTGCTTTCACTGTGATAATTGAAAACAAAATAACCCTACAAAATGTAATGGATTTTCACGCCATAATTATGCTTAGAGAAATCTACGAATAATTATGCTTAGAGAAATCTACGAATAATTATGCTTAGAGAAATCTACGAATAATTATGCTTAGAGAAATCTACGCGCCATAATTCTTAACATTCAATCCCACCCACCTAGAAGCCCCGCTACGCTGTTTTAATTATTTAACCTATAGATTGTATTACTTTTGGTTTGTCGCGCCTTATACGTCAAAATTGACGTATATAGGATTATTTTTTCTATATAATAAGTGTGGAGTTTTTTTAACTTGAGTAATTATAACCTTGGCTAAGCAATGGCAGTATATGCGACAAAGTGACGCAATGATTGACGCTATAAATTATTGATTTAATTGGTTTTTTTATTAAATCATAGTAATTCATTAAAAATGTTTGTTTATTTTCTATTAATCGAGTTTGTTTTCTAGTATTATTCTTTCAGCGCAAAAAACGGCGTTAAACTCAATTTTAAACATTACAAGGGTTTTATTTATGATTGTAATAATTTTCTTAATCAGTATCATTTTTACAATTTGCGCGTGTTACATTGCACGCGCGATCATTCGAATCAATTAAAAGGTAACAAAAATGAAAACACTAATTTTTTACAGAATAGCAAGCTTTTATGGCTTATTGACATTGACGCGCGTCAATGGGTTGGAGTCCCATGATTTTGCTAGTTTTACAAAGTTAGCATCTAAAGTGACGGTCGGAGACTTACAATCGTTAAATGATACGGGTGATATTTTTCATACAAATCACAATTTTTTAGTATTAGTTCATTCAACTTTTGAAAGTAAAAAGATAGAATCGATCGCTTTAAAGATAAAAAGCGGCTTTGACTGTTTATTGTCAAAGAAAGATATTAACACTTTTAAAAGCTCATTTGATATACGACCCGACACAAGTGAGAATGATATAAAAAATATAATACTAAATGTGTTCACACATTTTAAAATTCATGGAAACAAAACACCGTTGTTATATAACAAAATTATTAGTAGTTTGTTCGATGATTTTAGTATTACGATCGCAACAAGTGAACAAATAAAATTGTCATATTCCAAGTTTCCATCATGCATGGATAAGTATAGCGAGCAAATGCCGTTTTTTTACAATACAGTATATAACAATGAAAATAAAATTAGCATTGGTGTTTTGATCCTATGGCATAAAAATGTCATGACAGGTCGAGCTGTTTTTAGAGTACAAAGTAACAAAATCGCATCTTTTTATGGTTACAACCGCGTAATATTTACCGCGCTTACTAAAAAACTAGGTTATAAAATCGATTGTGATGCGTTAATCGGTGCGCGATTGCCGATTGTGCTAGATGATAATGGAGCCTTGCTAGTTCCGTACATCGATTCCTCAAACAAAGAAATAAGCTTAAAAATTGATAACGATCACGGTAATTATTTGGTTATTGCAACAAAAAAAGATGATTTAATTCTGCTTGGTCGAGCCGACGGGCAAAACTTACAATTACAGCATAGAACTAGTGAATATGATGATTATTTTAGTGATGATTATTGCTCACATAACATTTGCTCGAATTGTAGTGATGATGTTGAGGAAGATGAGTATAATGTCACAAGTAACGGTGATATTTTATGTCAAAATTGCGCGGGTTATTGCGATCAATGTGGTGAAACAGTGGTAGCAGATGAAATGGTAGTCGGATTAAGCGAGCAAAGAGGGGCGTATTACAGAATATATGCTTGTAACTGTTGTGCCGAAAATGCTGAAACAATGGTGGTATTTTAATCATGAAAATTCGATTGAATAGGAAAAAAGTTGAGAACAATGTGGTTTACATTGTCTCACATTTTGAAGTTTTCAAAACTATTGACGGGTTTTATTGTATATATAACATTAAAACAAACATGAGTAATCACTATAGTAATTACTCGCTTATGCGAGCAAACTTAACTGAACTAATACGCTAACTTCAAAGCCACCCCCCCCGTACTACGGGGGGGGGGCATGGTTGAAATTATGGCAAGGTGGGTGCTATCCTTACTCCCCACCTAGAATCACTCCAAAACCCAACCTACCCACCCATACCTATGTTGTTTTTATACCACAATAACAACATTCCAAATATAGGATTTCCTCCAAAACTCAATTCGACATTTATCTTGACATTCATCTCATAACTGTGTTAGCTTACATAAACACACCACCATTCGCGAACATTATGCCTAATAAAAACACCCAAGAAGAACGACAACATTTAATTAAACAACTACAGTCACTAGATAGCCACAAACGTGACCATGTACGAAAACATATTAAAGAAGGTGACTATGTTCGCTTATTTGGGACGTTTTCTGCCTTTAAACAATGTGCGGGACTAGGAATCAACCCGTTAGATAAACAATTTACTTCCCATGTAGCTTCCCATGCTATTCATTCGACTAACTTAAATGCTGATTTAATAAATAAGGATTTAAAAGACTATGCAGCTAAATTCAAGATTGAAAACACTGATAGATACAAAACTGTACTTACTATATCAGATATACATTCTACCTCTGCTGATGTATTCACCATCGACACTTTTCTTGATGTTTCAGTTAGAACTCAGCCGAGTCATATAGTTATTGCAGGCGATATTTTTGATTTTCCGCACTTCTCTAATTATAATCACGACCCTAGAAATCACAGTGCATTAGATGAGCTTGTATGGGTACACGCTTTCTTATCTAAATTAAGGGTATTGAATCCTAATGCAGAAATAACCTTACTTGCAGGTAATCATTGCGGGCGATTATTTAAGCACTTATCTGAAAACTCACCTTACTTCGCGGACATCTTAGATAAATTCTCAAACATCACTCCATCAGCTATATTACGCTTAGACGAGCTACAGATTAACTTTGTTGGTACACTTAGCTTTGGAAACTACAAAGAATCGCGTATCAGAAAAGATACGGAGAAGAATTACATTGTGATTGGTGACAGTCTTTTAATAGGACACTATCCAACTGTGAAGAAACATGGTATTCCGAGCATTTTTGGACATCACCACAGAAAACTTACCTTTGCTGATTACAACTATACCTACGGTTCATTTTATCACCTACAATTAGGTTCAGCCTGTATAATAGATGCTTCTTATACAGAGGACTATCAACATTGGACGAATGGATTTTGCTACACCATTGTGGACACTAAAGCGAAACGAGTGATACATAATTACTGTGATACTACGAATGAGCTGGCGATGTTCGGCGGAACTCATTATTATCGGGAGGAAAGGTAAATGAAACGCATAATCCATATAAATCAGCACGTCATTAAGGCAAATCGTAAGAATAACGAAACTAATCCACCTATCACCTGTAAAACGTACAAAGACACTATTTATGGAATGGGTATGACCTTTAAAGGTGAAAGTAAAGTTGTTTATCGACCAGACAAACCGCTATCATGTGGCGCACACGTTTGGATTGAAACTAATGATATTGTGTATATTGAAACATTAGATGGTGTTATCACATTGTGATGTATCAATCTAGCATAACACTATTCCTATCCGCATTTGTGGCTGTATTCCTGCTTGGTTTACAGTCGCAATTTGTCAGGGACAAAGTTATCCTACAATCATTCATCACTTCATTAGGCATCGGATTGTGTCAAGTCCTAGCGTTAAAATTAACACCGAACGCTGACCTCATAGGCACAATACTTTTCATTCTAGGCGGTGCATTAGGTATTGTGGTTTCTATCTATACACATACTTATTTCAAAAAACGAAATAAATAAGCTGCTATTTTCAAAAAACGAAATAAATAAGTTGCTATTATGAAATATCCATAGCGACTTATTCTATCAAATAACAATTGACATTTACCATCTATATGTGATAGCATCCGTTAACTTATAATTACTAGATGCTCCTATGAATAAATCACTTGCTCCAGACATCTCGATGCGACAGGACGAACCTTCTGAGTTTGATAAGGATGCGATGAATCGTTTCTTGCTTGAATTTGTGTACGATAAAGACCCTGAAAAAGCCGCACTACGTTGCGGAATTAGTAAAACCTACGCTAAACAAGTAGCTCAAAGTTTCCTCGACACCCAATACTTCCAATTAAAGCTAAAAGACTATGAAACTAATAAAGATGTATTATTAGATGATATGGAAATGCTTCGCAAGGAGTTAGTTAAGCAGCTTTTAGATATTGTGAAGTACAACGGCACAGATGTATCACAGGCAGCACGCATAGCCGCTTCAAAAGAAATTACTGCCTTAATGGGGCTAAACGTACAGAAACAATCAAACCAAGACGATGAGTTTGCTTCAGGTGTAATGGTAGTTCCCGCATCCTTACCTATTGACACATGGTCAACACAAGCGGTTGCGTCACAAGTAGCGTTACACAAACAATTAGAGGCTTCACTGTGAAAAAAAACAATACGAGAGAACAAATAGATAAGGATTTTTTAAACAAATTATCGAATGACGATTATTACAAAGAATTTATCGTGCAGGTACTTTCAAACGATTTAACTATCGAAATCGATAATTTAACTACGCATAAAAGATTTTCGTTTACACAGAAGCAGTCTTTAGCTAAGTTTCGTGATAACGGAACAATTGATTTAATTATGCTAGGACATTTCACTAAGGTATCTGTGGCGGATTTAATTGATATTTATGGGATATTCGGATTCGGTATTCAGTTAAATAAAATCAGCAAACAAGATTACTGTGATAGATACTCGCAATGCAATCCCTTAATCAAAATTTAATTATGGATGATTTTGATTTAGATTACGGTGATGAATCTATAGATGCTTACATACTTAGAGATATACTAGATATGGTTGATATTTCAGATGATAAATTATTTAGACTTCAGAACGAACTTGATTATTTTGATAGCATCACTGCTGATTTAGGTGCATTTGAATGAGCGGCTTAGTTCTTCCACATGATATGTCTAAGATAGTTGTACCGAGTAAATATCGTGAGATATGGCGACCTATTGGTTCAGCACAGTCGTTGGCTATGTCTTGTCCAGCCAGTGAAATTCTTTTTGAAGGAACGCGAGCAGGGGGCAAGGAGATTTCTAATGATACACCGGTATTGACAGACGGTGGTTGGAAAGCAGCAGGTGATGTGACTATGGTTGATAAACTCGCCGCTATTGACGGTACGCTTACCGATATATTAGGGATTTACCCTCATATTCAACATCAAATGTATTCTGTTGAGTTTCATGATGGCACTACTATCGAGTGTGGTCTAGCACATAGATGGCTCACTAAATGTGCTAAAAATGGAAATCGTGACGGTTGGAAAGTTAGGACTACGGAAGATTTGTTAAATCCCACACTTAAAGTAAGCGTTCCTTATCTAACTAATGCGATTCAATTTGGTGATAAATGGGAAGGAAAAGACCCGTATGCACTAGGATTGTTGTTAGGTGACGGTACAACTGGTTCGTCCCATGTGACACTATATTCTGTGGATGATGAAATTTTAGACCACATGACTAATAATCACGGTTGGAAACAATGCGCTTATTCAAACTGTTCTACTCGTAGAGTAGTCAGTCCCAAAAGTCAAGATTCTGGTTGGATGGAAGCGTTAGGTGGTCATAAAACAGCTGAATTTAAAGAAATTCCAAAAGGGATTTTGACTTCCGATAGAGAAACGCGACTCGCTTTCTTACAAGGTTTGATGGATACAGATGGTAATTATTCTAAAGGAGCAAGCTCTAAATTCTCATCAATCAGCAAGAATCTAGCTGAAGGAGTTTTATATTTAGTTAAGTCTTTAGGTGGTTTCGGTAGAATTTCACTCGCTAAGTTTAGCAAAAATAACTCCTATACTAAAAGAGAGACTTACTATTCTGTCGCTTTTTCACACCATAATTTATTCAACCCTTTCAGATTATCAAGGAAAGCATCTAAATATACAGAACAGACTAAGTTTTTAACTAGAGGTGTTAAGTCCGTAACACCAACTCGATTATCTGATGCAGTGTGCTTTGAAGTATCTCATCCTGAACATTGTTTTGTCATTGATGATTTTGTGATAACGCATAACACCGACGTTTCACTCATGCGATTCAGAAAATCTGTCGGATTAGGGTATGGGGAATTTTGGACAGGTGCTATCATCGATATTCAATATTCAGCTTTAGATGATATTATCGCTCGTGCAAAACGATGGTTCTATAGGTTTGACGATGGTTGTAAATTCTACGCATCTAAGACTGATTATAAATTTGTGTGGAAGACAGGAGAAAGCCTATTATTCCGAGCCGTTGCCACAGAGGATGATTATCAATCCAAGTTACACGGTTTTGAGCTACCCTTCGTAAGTTTTAACGAACTTACGAAGCATAATACATCGGATGTGTATGATGCAATGATGACGGTTAATAGAACATCTTTTGTGCCTGAAGACTATCCCCTACCAAATGGAACGCTATTACCAAAATTACCAATGTGTATATTTTCCACAACAAATCCATCTGGGGCTGGTAAATGGTGGGTTAAAAAGCGATTTGTGGATAACACTAAACGTGGTGAAATTGTATCAAAAGAAATAAAAGTATTTAACCCTAGAACACAGATGAGCGAGATTGTGACTAAAACGCAATGTCGTATATTTTCTAGCTATAAAGAAAACACAAAATTATCAATTGATTATATTGCGCAGTTAGAGTCAATCGAAGACCCTGTTAAAAAGGCTGCTTGGACACTTGGTGATTGGAGTTTCGATGACGATTCAGGTAGATTTAGTTACGCTTGGAGTCATGAACATAACGTGTTGGAGCGATTTGACATTCCATCAGCATGGACTATAGACCGCTCATTCGATTGGGGTAGTTCGCATCCGTTCTCTGTATTGTGGTTTGCTACATCTGACGGCTGTGATGTTAAATTACGCAACGGTAAGACTAGAAGTACAATCAAAGGTGATGTATTCTTAATTTATGAATGGTACGGTTGCGTAGAAGGTAAGTTAAATAAAGGTTTACATTTACTAGCTATTGACATATCTAAAGGAATTATTGAACGTGAGCTAATGTGGGGGATATATAGCCGAGTTGTGCCGGGTAATGCTGACACCGCTATTTGGAACGTAGAGAACGGTAATTGTATTGCATCAGATATGATGAAACCTATCACGGTGGGTAATATTGTATATGACGGAGTACGCTGGTTAAGATCAGATAAGAAAGCAGGCAGCCGCATTGCTGGATGGCATCAAGTCTGTAATTATCTAAGCGCAGCCAAACCAAATCCACACCGAGAAAAAGCAGGTTTATTTGTGTTTAAAGACTGTAAATACTTTATAGATGTATTTCCATCGCTTCCTAGAGATTCAAAGAATACAGACGACATTGATACTAATGCCAATGACCATTCAGCAGACGCACTTAGATACAAAATATATGGAATTAACACAGGTAGTAAATCTGGAAAGACGACAGGGCTAAATTAAAGGTTGACAATACTAATAATAGTGATATAATCCTCGACACAAAAGAAAAACTTAAATGTAGTCCCGAAGTACAAGGGTTATAAGTTCTCGTTGATTCTGCCTCTAAACTATGCACACTGCTATGATACGAGTTTTTATATTGACAAATCGGAATAGACGGTTACAACTTATTATTTAAACTAGAAGATAGAAATGATTAGATTTAAAGATGGTTCAAGATTAGAGATTCTTGAAGATAAAATTATAGCGTATAGTATTAACTCATCAAACACTATCTGTACTGTTGATGTGGGGAATAAGCAATACGAATTACAATGTGTTGATATTCAACCTGCTTCGTGGGATGATTTAGTTGATTTTTTTGGATTTAAGTAGGCGAATAGAAATGCGAGTAGAATTGAAAGTTGAAATCGGCGATGTGATGTATCTTAAATCGGATTACGAGCTATTGTTACCGATGACAGTCGAGTACCTTTGTGATAATTGTATTGTGGATAATTGCGATAATGTAGGTGTTATCTATACCGATGGTTTAGAATTAAAACGAGATGAATTATCGCTCGCAGTGTTAAGTTTTTGATATGTAGAACAAAGCAGTTAAAGTTGAAGATGCCCTTGATTCAATAACTAAGATTCAAATTAACCCTTAATCATGTTTATGAATTAAGGGTTTTTTATTGGCTAAAACTAAACAAAACACTTGACATAAAACTATTAGGTATGTTATTATCGCATTAGTTTCATATACCCTATATTTTAAATAAACACAAGGATTTAAACATCATGGCTTTAAAAGAATATTTATCGCAAGTTAAAAAAGAATTATCGGCATCTGGCATCGAGCTTACTAACAACGAAGTTCGTGAAGTCGTTGATATTGTATTTGGTGTGGTTACAGCACAATCTAAAACCGAGTTAGTTCGTATCCCTAATTTTGGTTCATTTAAAACTAAAATTAAACCTGCGAGAGAAGCGAGAACAGGTCGTAATCCTTCTACAGGCGAACCATTGGAAATTGCAGCAGCTCCAGAACGCCCATATTTAGCGTTTAAAGCAGTTAAGTAATTATCCTCATAAAGGTAGCTTTATTCCTAGCTACCTTACGTTGTAACCATTAGGAGATTAAATGACTACTGCAATAATAAACACACACCCGTTATATGATTCTCACGTTGAAGACTATGTCTTAATGCGGGACTGTTATAAAGGTGAAAAACAAGTAAAACTTAAAAGCGAAACATATTTACCTGCTACAGGGGGTCATTTGCTTGACGGTATGTTAGTAAATCAAGAAGGTCGTATTGCCTATAACGCATACAAACAACGTGCTGTGTATCATAATTTTGTACATGACGCTGTTGAAAGTTATATCGGTTTACTACATTACAAGCCTACACAAATTAAACTACCTCCTGAAATGGAGTTTTTGCGTACTAAGGCGACTATCAATGGTGATAACTTAGACCATTTGCTGCGTAGAATGCACGCACAGCAGTTTATTACTGGTCGTGTTGGCTTACTATTAGATATTGATTCTACAGGCTCTGGTATGCCGTATATCGCAATGTATGATGCCGAACACATTGTGAACTGGGATGAAGGCAACGATAATGTAGGATTAAATGCGATTAACCTTGTGGTACTTGATGAAACCAATTGGGTTCGTAGAGGTGTCATGTGGCATGAACAACGAAAATACCGTTTCTTATCTCTAGGCGATTTTAACGCAAATGAAGAGGATCGTCAAGCTAGTACATACTCACAAACCGTGATGATTTACGGAACAGAAGCTACGGAAGAGTCTTATGTTACGCCTACCTTTAGAGGTCAAACATTAAATGAAATCCCATTTGTGTTTGCAAATACAAAAGACATTTTAGCTTCACCTGATACACCGCCTTTGCTTGGTCTTGCTAACTTGTGTTTAGCTATCTACCGTGCTGAAGCAGATTACCGTCACACGTTATATATGCAAGGTCAGGATACACTTGTTGTTATCGGAGGTACATATAATCAAGACGAGGCGACTCGTGTTGGTGCAGGGGCAAAGCTAAGTGTTGATATTGGCGGCGATGCTAAGTTCATCGGGGTAAGTTCATCTGGTTTAACTGAGATGCGTCATTCGTTGGAGAATGATAAGACCGCTGCTGTGACTAAAGCTGGACAGTTGATGAATAGCAACTCTAAACAAGAATCAGGTGATGCTCTTAAAACTCGTATGGCAGCACAGACAGCTAACTTGAATCAGGTCGCTGTGACAGCATCATACGCATTAGAAGAACTTCTGAAGAAGTGTGCGCGATGGATGAACGTGGATGATTCACAAATTCAAGTTATTCCTAATCTACAGTTCGCAGATAAAAATATGTCTGGGCAAGATTTCGCACAATTGATTACCGCAAAACAAACTGGATTGCTTCCTATTTCAGATGCAGCATTACACGAGATTTTACGTTCGCAGAACATGACGCAGATGACATACAAAGAAGAACGCACTCAAATGGATAAGGAAGATTTAGCTCCGCTGATTGGATCACCTACTACAATACCGCAACCCGCTACACCCGTTAGTAATGGTACTAACACACAAGAGAGCAATGTCGCTCAAATGAATACAGGACAATAAAGATGGCTTTAAAATACGAAATCGAAAGTTTAGAAGAATTAGATTCTACATTCCATAATTTATATGCAAAGGTCGGCGATAAGTTTGTATTAGATATTGATGGCGTTAAACCGTTGTCTGAGTTTAACAATGTGTATAGTGCCTTACAAAAAGAACGTAATGATACGAAGATTGCTAAACAAAAACTTGCTGCATTTGGTGATTTAAACGCCGAAACTGTGGTAGCGCAACTTGCTAGAATTTCTGAATTAGAAGAGTTGTCTAAAGGAAGTCATTTTGATGATGCTAAGTTAGAAGAAATGTCCACTGCTCGCGCTAACGCTAAGATTCAACCGTATAAAACTGAAAATGAAATGTTGGCTAAACGTGTGTCTGATTCAGAACAACGTGTTATGCACTTTGAAACAGTAGAACGTCAACGTAGAATGGCGGATGAATTTATTTCTAAAATCAAAGCGGCTAAGATTGATTCGCGATTTGAAGAAACCGTGATGATGAAAGCAGAACGGTTATTTGTGGAAACAGAGGAAGGTAAATTCTTAACCCGTGAAGGTCTACCCGGTGTGGTAGGTTATCTACCGTTTGAAGTGTGGTTAGGAGAGCAGCAAGTAGTTAATCCACATTATTGGGGCGATAGCTTTGGTGGTGGAGCTAAAGGGTCAGGTTCGGCTATGTATGCGGGTAATAATCCATTTATTGGCGGTATCAATGGTAATGTTACTGAGCAAATGCGAATTGAACGTGAGAATCCTGCATTAGCTACCCAGTTACAAAATGCGGCTATGATGCAAGGTAAAAAATAAATATTGACGGATAGATTCTACTATGGTATGATCTATCCGTTCATTTAAACTCCAGTTAAAAAGAAATGAAGATTGCCTAGCTTACTCCAATTGACTAGGCAGTTTTTAAAATAGTTTTACTAAGAATTATTTTAAAAACCTATTGATTGGTTTGTTTCATGATTTCTCCTAAACTCCTCTAACCCTATCGCTATTTATTCTTGGCGATAGGGTTTCTTTTTGTCCATCAAAAATAAACTTGACAACGACATTAAATAGTGCTTGACTTTTAAATCATTATAGTGTACGATAGCGTATAAATTCAACATGGTTGAGTCAAAAAACACTAACTTTCAATTACTTGCATGGGCAAAGGATGAAATATGAATAAAAAACTAATTTAAAGGAATCTTCTCATGGCAGTTACACAAATCGCAGATATTATCGTACCACAAAGTTTTACTAATTATACACAAATCTTAACACAACAAAAATCAAAATTGATTCAAGCAGGCGCGGTTCAACGCAGCTCATTCTTGGACAATTTCTTAGTTGGCGGAGGTAACATCGTTACTCTACCTGCATTCAAAGACATCAATGACGGGTCAGTTATTGATTCTAACGTAGCAACTGATGACACAACACAATCAACAGCATTAAAAATCGGTTCATTACAATCAATCGTGCATAGAATGTCACGCAACAAATCTTGGTCAGTCATGGACTTGGCTGGCGATTTGGCTGGTAGCGATCCTGTACAAGCTATCTTAGGTCGTGTATCTAACTTCTGGGCTATCAACACACAATACTTAGCTGTACAAGCATTGAAAGGTGTGTTTGCAGCTAATGCGGCTAGTAACTCTAGTGATATGATTGTTGACAAGTCAACCGCTAACACAAGCACATACCTCGATGGTGTGACTAACTTTACAGCTAAATTCTTCTTAGATACGTTAGCTAAAAAAGGCGATTCGTTCGGTTCATTAAGTACATTATATGTCCATTCACAAGTTTATTTCAAATTGTTGAAAGATAATTTGATTACATTCCAACTTAATTCTGATTTGAATGTCAACGTCCCTTATTTCATGGGCTTCAAAGTTGTGTATGATGATATGCTCCCTAATACAGGCGCGGTATATACTTCTTATATCTTAGGCGATGGCGCAATTCAATTAGGTATGGGATCACCTAAAGTTCCTACCGAAGTTTACCGTGACCCGTCACAAGGTACTGGTTCAGGTGTAGAAACATTGTATAGTCGTGTTGAATTAGCAATTGCTCCTTTAGGACACAGCTTTATCGGTACAACTACTACAGGTGGTGCGACAGCTACTGCATTGGCTACTGCTGGTAACTGGTCACGAGTATATCCTGAAGCAAAACAAGTTCCAATGTTAGCTTTGATAACACGCGAATATTAAGAATTGCTTTAATGCTCACCTTTCATGGTGAAAGGTGAGCTACTTATTTTAAAGGAGATCATATGAGTTTGTTAGATAGCTTAAAGACATTAGACCCGTTAGACGATGCACTGTGGACAGATGACGGTTTGCCTACAATAGAAGCAGCAAAGGTAATTAGTGGAGATAAAAAATTAACCCGTGAAGCTATCAATAAAGTAGCGTTAGGATTAACACGAGCTAATGTTACCGAATACGATGTTTCTTTTTCTAGTTGGTCAGAAGATGAAGTTAAAGAAGTCGCTCCGATTGTAGAAACGTCTGTCGCGTTAAATGATGTAGATGCGCTACTTGCTAAGATTGACGCATTGCAGAAAACAATTACTGATAAAACAGCAGCTAGACACACAATTGAATTAGAAGTATCTGAGTTGGCAAAAGAATTAGCAGCGTTAGAAATTACGATTCCATATCGTGAAATTCAACTTGAAAACCAACGTAAAGGATTGGAAGCGTTGATGGCGCGTTCAGATTTAGAAGGCAAAGAACGTGCTGAAAAGTTAAATAAATTAAATGCGCTAGGTCTAACGCCTGAGCAACTAATTGATTTATTACCTAATGTAAGCGAGCCTCGTTATGACAGAATCGTGTAACAAATTTTATGATGTATTCACACAAAACGCTAACGGTACAGGTGAGTTATTAGTTAAAAATTTAACTACTGTCACAGGGCGTAGTAATGTGTTATTTGCTAGTTACGGTAGCACTTTAGCTATTCATATTTCAGGTACAGCAACTGTGCAAATTGTGAGTAATCCCTTTGGTGATTCTGCTAAAGATTTTGTGATTAAAACTATCACAGCAACTACTCAAGAGATAGTTACGTCAGCAATGTATATTGCATTAGTTGTGACGGCTATTACAGGAACTGTGACAGCTGAATTGATTTTCAACGAGGATTGATATGCACAGCGTACTGAGCGTAGCGGCATATCGCTAGGTGTTGATTCAAGAGGCATTAGAATACCTACCGGCGTGATTAAATTGATGGTTAGCGGTGATAGTTCTATCGGATTATGGAAACATTATATTAGATATGAACCGTTAGAACTAGGTGCATATATCACATCGGCAATCTGAGTTCCGCCATATTACGTTATAAAGGAATATTATGTTTATCTCTGATTTAGTCGTTAAAGAACTACCTGATGGTACAAAACAATTGGTTAAACCACTTGTTTATATTGATGACTCCAATACTACTTATATTGTTAAAGTAGATTTTATCACTGACTATGCTAGCATTCCGAGAATACCTATTGTGTTCTTAGTATTTCAAGGATTAGATAATAAGGCTGCTACTTTGCATGATTCATTTTATTCTAACCCAATAATGTCACGCAAATTAGCCGATAGATTATTCTTAGAAGCTATCCGCAGTGATAAAACTACTCCTAATTGGAAGGCTACATTAGCCTATTACGCAGTAAGATTGTGTGGTAAAAAAGTACGGTTTGATGCCTATGGTATCAATAATGAATAATTATAACTAAATGAGGTATATATGTCAGCATTTGAAGAAACAGGTACTATTGTAGAAGAGTTAGATGATGCGATTGTTGAAGATGAATTAGTAGAAGATTCAACAGAAGCACTCGTTGAAGATGTCGAATGATAATTGCTCTACATATCAATAGCGTTAATTAAATAATGGAAATCCTTCAGCTCGTATCAGATGTGGGATTTCCAATTGCAGCGGCAATTGTTGGAATGTACTTCGTTTTTCTAACACAAAAATTTCTTTTAGATAATGTACTTGAAAGAATTAAAGGCTTAATAGAAATCATTCAGCTGTTAGAAAAACGAATTACATATATGTCACAAGATATTATAAAAATAGATAAATTACTTGCCACCACATTAGGTTTACCTGTTGAAAAACATCCAACAGAACAAGGTGATAGGAGACGCAATGGTGGAAACTAACGCAGTAGTTAATTATATAAACGATTATGGTTTTCCCATAATCGCTGCTGGTGGGATGGGGTATATTGTACACTTTGTATGGATATGGGCAACCACATTAGTTAAACCCGTGCTTGATGATGCTTATGTTGTATTAGTAAATTTAATTGATAAAGTGCGTGCATTAGACAGCGATATGATTAGACTAAATCAAAAATTGGTAACTGTTTTAATGTTAAAAGGCAAATAGATGTTATAACTTGACATTATACTAAAAATAGTGTATAGTGATATAAAACAAGAGGGTTTAATAATGGCATTTGTAGTTGAAACAGGAAGCGGGGTAATAGATGCAAATAGTTATGCTACAACATCGTATGCGGATGCTTATTTTACAGAACGGTCTAATACCGTGTGGGCTACATACACGCTATCTTTAAAACAAGGTGCGTTGATTCGTGCTACAGATTATATTGAAATGAGGTACGCTGCTTTATTTTCAGGAACTGTTCTTTATCCAGACACACCACAAGCGTTGTCATTTCCCCGTAAAAATAGTACTGGTGTTTCTATTGGACTTCCAATAAATATCCAAAGAGCCGCTTGTGAATACGCTGTTCGCTCACTTGTTGATGTGTTAGTTAAGGATAATTTAAATGTTGAAGGCGTTAGTACTAGGATTAAAATAGGGTCAATCGAACAAGATACAATATACCCTACTACACCCAGACAAGCAAAACAATTTGCAAGTTATCCAACTGCTGATTTACTCATTTCACCTTATTTAAAATCTAATACATCACAGGTAGTCCGATAATGGACTGGGGTAATTTAGCAAGCAGTGCTGATGTAATCATTAAGAAATTTGGACAAACTATCACATTGTCACATTCATCTTATGGTGAATACGACCCTGACCTAGGAACTCTTGCTAATACTATATCTATTGTAGTTAGTACGGGTGTGATGTTTGATTACGGTGAAAAGGAAATAAACGGTACTTCTATTATTAGAGGCGATAAGCGATTATTGATTTCACCTATTGGAATTGCTGAAATTGTGATAGGTGATTTGATTACTGTAAGCACTAAAAGCTACACCGTAACAGAAGTTATTGAAACAAACCCAGCTGGCACTAACTTATTATTTGAAGTAAGTATTAGAGGTGTATCGTAATGTCGATGAAATTTGATAAAACCTTACTGATTAAGAATATTACTGCACAAACAGAAAAAAAGGCTAAGGCGATTGTTGATAATGTTTTGAATCAAGTTGTGGACAGCTTGATGTTTCATTCACCTGTCGGACAACCTCATGAATGGAAGATGTTTGAAGCAGATAAAGATTACACGCCGGGTAAATATAAAGCAAATTGGCTATATTCAGCAGGAACACCTATTTACGACTACGATGATTCTGAAAACGATAATTCGTTTCAGCAGGCTGATTGTGCTACAGGGAGGGTGTTAAAAAAACACATTGCTGTAAATAAAAAACTCATCACAACGCATTATTTTACAAACAGCACGCCTTATGCGGAAGCAATTGAGTTTGGAGGTGTTCCTTGGCAATCTAAATACAACCCTCAATCGCAAACATTTCCTATCGCGGTGGCAGGATTAACCGCTCAAAACATCCATATTTATCTAGCTAAAGCAGTAGCGGAGGTTAAATGAGCCAAATAATTATTCGTTCTGTATTAGAAACAAAATTAGCCACAATAACACCCACTGTGTCAACACAATATGAAAATGTATTATTCACACCAATAACTAATGTACCATACCAATCATCATATTTACTAATGAACACGGCATCTAATCCAACATTAGGCGATTCATTCTATAGAGAGATGGGTTTTTTTCAAGTCACACTACGGTATCCAATTGGAAAAGGCACTGTGGATGCGATGACCCAAGCTGAAAAAATCAGAGCTTTGTTTAAACGAGGTACGAGTTTGACAAAGAATAATATCACAGTTTTATGTGATAAAACACCAGACATTCGGGTACTATCGCAAGAGGTAGACCGATTTGTAGTCATGGTAAGGGTTTCCTTTACCGTTGACATTTTAACTTAATCGATTAAGAAAAGGAATAAAAATTATGGCAATTGCAAATGGTATTTTTAAACAACTTATTTATGTTCCAGAGGGTCTAACACTTGGTACAATGACTGCTGATGATACGGCTGTTTTAGCTACAGCAGCAACTAATATTACAACAGCAGTAACAGGTATCGGTAAAGACGAAATTGATTTAACATATAATGGTGCTATTACAGGAACAAGTATTCCTAAAGGAACTAAAATCAGTTTCGGTAATAACCCAACTGTATTCTATACAGTAACAGCACCAGCAACCCTTGTGGGTTCTGCTGTTACTGTAACATTAGATGATTCGCTAAGTGTTGCTACTACTGCTTTAACTACTGCAACTTTATCTTACGCTGCGAAAAATGTAACACCTAGAATGTTGCGTCGTGTAACCTCAAATATCGATTTGAAAAAAGCATCTTACTCATCAAACGAAATTCGTACTGACGCACAGTTGGCTGATTTCCGTCATGGTGGCGTGTCTGTAGAGGGTTCTATCAACGGCGAATTATCAGGTAGAACATATCAAGAATTGATGGGGGCTGTTCTAAGAAAAGACTTTGCCACATCTATTAGTAAATCAATCACAACGGGTGCAACAATTGCATCTACAACAATTGCGGGTGTTGATGCGGGAACGGCTGCTGTAATTACATTTGCGTCAGCTAATGATTTAGTGTTGACGGGGTCTGCTTCAACATCATTGAGAACAGGCGATGTTATTTGGTTTGAAACTATTGGCGGTACTTACGCTACAAACGCATTATGCCCTTTATTAGTATTAGACATCAACACAACTGCAAATGCGATTGTCGTTGTGCCTGTAGCTAAACCTGCTAATTGGACATCGGTAACTACTTTATCTACAATTGGAGTAGTGAAATATGAAGTATTAGGTAAAAAATCATATATCCCATTAACAGGTCACACTAAATACTCATTCCAATTTGAGCATTTCTATAAAGACATTAGTCCTACTACTACTGGCGTAGGTTCTGCTAACTATCCTCAGTCTGAAATTTTTGTAGGATGTAGACCTACTCAAATGGCGATTAAATTACCTGCTACTGGTCTAGCTACCTGTGATTTTACTATCATGGGTCAACGTATGAAAACACCGTCTGATTATACGGCACAAGCATCGTGGGAAGGTCAAAAATCTATCTTACAAAATGTCACAAGCGAAGCTCCGATTGATAGTGCCATTGACCCTATTTTCTCTGCTGCCGTAGGCTCTATCTACATGAAAGATAAAGCAACAAACGCAATGCAAAAAGTAGGTTTGATTACCGCATTCGATTACACTGTGAACGGTAATGGCTCTAAAGCAGACGTTGTTGGATCTGACCAAACGCCTGACATCTTCTTAGGTAAATTGAACGTTAGTGGAAATCTTTCTATCTATTTCCAAGATACTGTTTGGAGAGATGTGTTCTACAAAGAACAAGAAGCGTCTTTGATTGCAGTATTCACATCTAACTCTGTTGGTGATAGCAGCACTAAATTTATGTCTATGGTTATGCCTAGAATTAAAACTGGTGGCGCATCAAAAGACGACGGTGATAAAGGTCTTATTATGACTGTACCTTTCACAGCGTTGTTAGGTGATGGTACAAGCGGCTTTGAAGCAACTACTTTGCAAATTCAAGATTTCAGTTAAGAATTATTTATAGTAGTACGAGTTTAGCGACCTAGTGTGAGTGAATCACACTAGGTTTTTTATTGCCTATTTATGAGATAAATACTTGACAACTGTGGTATGCTATGTTATTATCGCGTATATTGCAATAGTGCAATAAAATAACTCTTGGAGATAAACAATATGGCAATTTCATTAAGTTCTTTAAACGTAGAAAAAGCAGCCGATACCCCATTCACATTGGCAATCATTGATGAATCAACTGGTGTGGCTACTGGTATCGAAATCGACATCATTGGTGAACACAGTAAAACGATTGCTGATTTGGTAGCTAAAGCAGTAAACGGTAAACGTGAAGCGGCTCGTATGGCTACTAAAAAAGGAAAAGATGTTCCTGCTGATAAAGTAGAAGACGATTTGTTGTTCGGTTATGAATTAGCCGCTAAACGTATCGTTGGTTGGGTTGGTATTGAAGAAGCCTTCACACCTGAGTTAGCATTAGAGTTGGTTAAAATTAACCCTACAATCAGAGAACAAATCATGACAGCATCGGGCAATGTTAGTAATTTCACAAAATAAATCTATCTCCTAGATTGGGCGAACCCTGTTAAAGATTACTAAAAATAATCATTATCAGGGTTTTCTTTTATCTACAACATCTTGACAAATCCAACCGTTTATGCCATAATACTTAGACCGAACAGCTACTCTAAATAATTATGACTATACTTCCTTTAGATGAAACACCTTGTGAATTTGAAGTAACCTCTGAACATACGGGTAAAGGTATCGGCTTATTCATCACGGTGACATCTGCTCACACTAAATCTGTGTCTGATTTACTTAAATCACGAATCATTTTAAAACAACGACAAGCTGAATTTCAATTAGTGGGATATGACGGCGATTCTGCCGCTGTACAGCTCGATGAACTAGAATTAGAAATACTATCTGCCACAGGACGTATCGTGGACTGGCGGGGAATTATCGAGCCTTGTACAAGAGATAATGCACTTATATTGTGTTCAACTAATCCGTTCATAAGACATCAGGTTCTAACAATGTCAAATGATATTTCAGTACGATTAGAAGAATTTATAGCTACCCTAATTGAATATGCTATCAATGAATTAACGCTATCTGCTAAACAAAAAGACGGTTCATCATTACGCGAAACATTGGAATCGCTATATAGAAATCATAACATCTCTGACCCGCTATTGATTCCTATTAAAGTATCTCCTGTTGTAACCTATTTGTGGGAACACTTCCTCGCACTAAACGCAACTAGAAGTAGTGGAATGAGTGTATCCGCAATTAACTATATGGAATTAAAAGCATACTGTGATATGAATAGTATTCAATTATCTCCGTTTGAAGTACGAGTGATTAAATTGCTCGATAAGGTATTTTTAGACCATTACAATAAACAATCTGAAAAACAATCATCTAAATAAGGAATAAAATTATGAGTACAGTATTAGAAATTGAAGTGGTTACAACAGGTACAGATAAAGCCGAAGCTGGTTTAGGTAAAATAGAAAAAGCGGCTGAGAAAGCAGAAGTTAAATTAACTGGCTTACAAAGGATGTTAAATAGCATTGCTGCTACTGAAATGACAGTTAAGATTAACATGGGTCAAATGTCAGATTTAACTCGTGGGTTAGAAAGCATTGGCAATGCAGTTAAGACTTTGAATAATTCGATAATTACACCTAAAGTAGATACATCATCATTCACTGGATTAGAAAAAGCGATTAAAGATTTGAGTTCTAAAATTGGAACATTAGGAGTTGAATCAGCTAAAGTGATGACTGAATCAGCTAAACAAACTACTACTATATTAAAAAATGAAGGTGATATTCAATTAGAAACATTAAAACAACAAGGTGTAACTAACAGACTTGAATTACAATCACAGTTAAAGCAACAAGAAATTGGTGCTGCTGCAAGTGCAAAGATTCGTATTGCGTCAGCTATTGCTGAGGAAAAAGAAATCGCTAAAGCTAGAAAGGATGTAGTGAGCGTGACACCTATTGACACAACCACCTTGACAAAACAATTACAGGCTGAAACTGAAATTGTTAAACAGTATGTTACAGCTAGAGTTGCTATACAAGATGATATGCACAAACAAATAAACGCATCTCAATCATCTAATTATAACACATCCTTTGGTAATAAATTTAAACTTGAATTTGACCAAGTTTCAGCAGACATTAGATTTTCTAAGCAAAAAGTAGATAATTCACGAATGGAGACTGAGTTAGCTACACATATAGCGACTGTTTCAAAAATTGTCAAAAATGAATCGGAAAGCTCTGTTTCAAAAAGGTCAATCTTTAACAACTATGATGATTCTAAGGTGATAAATGAAAGAGTTGTTGTTGAAAAAGAATTTTATTCAAAGTTAGCATCTTTAGCAAACGAAAATGTTTTGCAGCAAAAGAATGCAGATTCGCAAATTCTATTAAGTCACTTAGAACTTGATAAAAAGGTAAGTGATTCATTTGATGCTAGAAGCAAAGAGCGTCAAACTACATTGTTGCGAGAGGTCGAGTATGAGAAAAACTTACGCTCCACAATGTATTCTGGTCTATTTACACCTGTTATGGATAGACAAGATTCCATAAATATAGAGGCTAAAAAAAGAAATGCGGCTGAAGAAATAGCCTTATTCGATAAAGTTAGAAATTACAAAAACAGTAGCCTTGATACAGACAGTGCTAATTATAGAAAACGGGCTGATGAATTAGCAGCTACATTTAGTTCAATTAAATTCGCTCCTAAAATAGATACTAAAACACAAGACCAGTTTGATAGTATTATTGATAGAATAAATAAACTGAAAGAACAGAAAGAATCTGTCTTATTTAGTTTAAAAGAAATTGATGTTGCTTATGAGAATCACAAGAATAAAACAGTTCAAGCTAATTTAGAAATTAAAGCTGCTGAAGAAGCTAGAGCTAAAGCGACACAAAATGCAGTTAATTATTCTTCTTTTTGGAAAAATGAACTCGATGCTCTCGATGCTAGAAATGTAAAATTAAAAGAAACCTTAGTATTAGAACAAAAACTAATCGAAACTAGATTGCTTAATAAACCATCGATTGGGTCATTAGATAGGTCGCAATTACAAGGAGGTGTTAGCGGTAATTATCAGATAGGAACTAAACAAGCTGCTGAAAATCTTATCTACAGTAATTCCCCAATGGCATCGGCTACATCATTATTAGCTGAACAACTTAAAAACGAGCAATACTTAGCTCGAGTAAAACTCGCATCCGATACAATGGAACGAGAGTTTCGTAACAATACGGTAAAGGAAAATAATATAGCGTGGTTGACATCAGTTAAACAAATATCTTCTGAGTGGGAACGAACTGAAAATTATCTAAGAGATGTTAGAAAACAATCTCGTTTAATGGAATCAGCAGATAGAGAATCTGCATTTCAAAAACAAAAAGCTGAAGAATTATCTATTGAAAA